ATTGGGGGTGGGGGGTGTTTTTTCAGACCCCCCTCCCTATGTTCGCTTTTTTATCTCTACAGGCCATAATCTATTTTAAAAAATAGACTTTTAAAGATTAGTTTTCAATCTTTTCATAATCACTTTTTGTTACTTTTTTGTAAATTAATGGAAATTGTTCACAAATGTAATCAATTGCATCATTAATGTCTTTTTCGTTTAACTTTTCACTTTGTATGAAGTTAACGCAAGCAACTTTGTCTAAAAGACCGCATGAATTGTGACCAAGAAGCAGGTCGTGTTTAAACCACAAGTTAAACTGTGTAAACGGGTTGTACGGGTTGTCATATGTGGTAAGCATGTATTCCCCAGTAACGCTATCAATAGGGGTTTCAGACTCACTAACAACGGTACTAGTATTAATAGTGTCGTTTGTAGACATAGTTAAGACCTCCTATTTTTATAAGTATTCGTACAGGGTTGATACTGATATGCCAAGTTTCTCAGCTATCTCTTTGTTTGTATACATACCACTATTCTTCATAGCTATAGCTAATGATACGTCATTCTTAGACAAAGACTTTTTGTTCTTTGGCAAAGCTAACTGTTTAAAACGATCTTTGTCACTTTTCATAAAGATACTTGAAACAGTGGATGAAGAAAGAGCATTAGACTGTATAGCATTCCATTGTTTGTCTGTTATTACAATCTTTTCAGAATGAGCGCCATAAACACTTCTTGCATAAGTTAATAAACGATTCTTTTCTCTTCCATAATGTTCTTTATCAAACTCAAGTTCTGGATTAGATTTAAGTTTTTCTCTAAGTAACTTATTAGCTAATTGCTGAGCCCTACGTTCTTTTGGATGATTTGCTTGTGCTTTTTTTAAAGCTTGCTTTAATTCCTCGACTTCCGTTTTGTAGGTGGCGCGTGCTTTCGGATCAACGGGGGTCGGTTTTATAGAACGGTACTCCTTACGTGCTTCTTGGGCTATCGTTTTTAAAGCATTGGCAAAGTTTGCATAGGCGACCTCTTTCTGGTTATTGGGGTCACGCATCAAAGTACGGGCATCATCTGTAAGATACATCTTCTGTATCTTTTCAGTCTTGTATCTAGGAGTTGATTCCCTGTATATTTTCTTTCCTTCTGCAAATCTTTGTTTTTCTTCTTCTGTCATTTTTTCTGGATCTTTTATTCTTACTTTATCTATTACTTTTTCAGTATCACGATAAATCTTTTTTCCAGCACGAAAAGCTTTTAATTCTTCAGGAGTCATCTCTGACTCTCTTCTAATTTCTTTTCTTTGTTTTACATAGCCTTCCGATCCAGCACGTGTAATAATAGTTGAAGCACCTTTTGCTTGGCCTTTAGAATTAACGCCTTGGTATTCTTTTTTTAATGCTATAATATCGTTATCTATTTCTGATTGTTTTATGTCCAATCTATGCTTTACACAGTCAATAACAACCATTGAGTGTTTAACTGCTTTTAATATATCCTCATCAGGAGCAGCAGCTAATGTCATATCTGCAATCAAATTTGTTACTTTACCCATTTCTAATTGCTTGGTTGATTCTTTTACCGGTTTTGCATTTTCTGGTAAACGATATATATTATGAAAATCCCAATCCATTAATTCTTTAAATGGTTTTCTATTTTTTATTTTTATATTATTTGATTTCATAGGAATTACAATTACTGTATCCCCATCAAAATCTGCACCAGATAATATAGCAGCTGTTTTTGGATTTATACCTATAGCATCTCTTGAATTTCCAATAATAGCTTTACCAGCTTCATTATTTTTATTTACTTTTAAAATTGGAATTTCAAATAAACCAGCATGCGGATACCTTACTAATGCAACAGTATCGCCATGTTTAAAATTTGGAGCATAAACTTCATTTTCTGGTATTTTTGTTACTGGTAATATAACTTGATATGCTTGGTTTTTTATTCCACTAGCACTTAAATCAGCTGCTTGCTTATCACATTGATCTGCAAAATCTTCTAGCAAATGCTTTTTTACTATTGGATTAGTCAATGATAATATTTTATCAAGTTCTGATTTTTTATCTTTAACTGTAAAATCCAACTGCTGATTTATTAATTGTAATGGTTGTTTTGATAAAAACTGAGCACTTAAAGTTCTTGACCATTTATCCCAATCACCTTCATCATTTATTTTATTAACAGGAGATAATGAATATTGACCAACTTCACCTTTTTTAGCTTTTCTATAAATGCCATTTTCATCTAAAACATATTTTCCTTTTGGATCTTCATAATATGTTTGACCACCAGCTTTTATAGTTGCTCCGAATGGCGCATCTTTATCTGGTTTTAATCTTTTTAATATTTCTTCATCTTTATTAGGACCCATCATTGGCCAATCATCAGGTTTACTAGTATTATAAACAACATCATAACCCTTTGGAATATCATTAGAATATATTGCCATTCCCTTCATGTAATGTGAATCATCAACTGCTATTCTAACCTGTGCATATTGCGAATCGCCCAATGTCAAATCCTTAAGGCCTGGTCTAATTTCTATTACACCATCTTTATCAGATCCACCTTCTGATGCTTTACGAATATAAATACGATCAGAAGACATGCTTGAAGGAGGTTCAGGCACAAAGAAATTAACACCACCATCTGGCGAATATTCTTTAACACCTGATATTTCTAATTTATTTATCTGAGCCTTTCGATACATATCATGAATTGTTTCTCCTTCTCCAGGAGGGGCTGTTAAAACCATCATAGATGTCTGATGATTTGTACCCATCTGATCAACAGCAACCCAAGTTTTTACATAGCCTTCTTCTTGCAATAATGCTATAGCTATTTTCTTTGTGTTATCTGTAACTCCAAGGTCATGTTCTGTATATTTTGATACATCTATTATTCCTACTGGCGATTCAGCTATTGCTTTTTTTAATGCTTCTGCTGTTTGCCAATATTTCTGATCTTTTTCTTCTTTTCCAGCTTTTAATAGACCTCTTACTGTAGATTCAGACAAACCAAGTTGTCTAGCTACTTCTGATTTATTTCCTTCTGGATTTGCATCTGTTTTGGTTTTAGCATATAATTCTGTTACTTTACTAATTAATTCATGTCTTTCTCTTTTTTCTGCAATAGCTATTTTTGCTTTTAAATCATTAACAGATGCACCAGCGCCTAATAATTGCTGTGCTATTTGTTTTTCTGTTAAACCTCTAGCTCTTAATTGTTTTACTTGATCTGTAGTTATGGAGGTTCTTGCAAATATAAGTTGATTAAGTTCTCCAACTTTTGAATTAGGACTTATCAATGCTTTTGCAATTTCTTCATCTGTAAAACCATTTTTTCTTAAACGTTCTACTTCAGATAAGAAATCAAATTTATGCTGATTAGGATTTTCTCCTGTTCCCCATTCATAACGACCAGAGCCTCTTCCAGGAGGATTCTCATCATGAGCAACACCCGAATGCAAAATATCATTGTTAATTACATTATCCATTCGTTACTATCCTCCTTGATTTTCTCTATTATCTTATCGCCTCGTATAATTTTATCCATTATAGGAAGAATATCATCTGCTTGCGGATTACCAATAAGAATATCATTGCTTTGATAGATTCTTAATTCAATTCCACTTAATTCACCTGGCTTTATGCCATATTCTAAACAAAATAAAGAAGCATAAATTTCTAATTGATGTAAATTTCTAATTGGAGTAACTCCCGTTTTTAAATCATGTATTCTAAGAAATTTCTTTTTCTCAGAATATCCAATAGCATCTGCTGTACCAAAACAATTAGGAGAATAATATAAAACTTGTTCAGGTCTTAATCTAAAACCTATAGCATCATTAACATACATATTTAATGTCTTTTTTGTAGATGGGAGTTTTATACCATTTTTAATAAGAGAACAAGCAATAGCATGTAACTCTGTTCCTTTTTCTTTAGCAAGCATATTTGAATATACTTCTATCAGTTTGTCTTCTGTATAATTTAGCCAAGCATGTTGACTAGCTCCTAGAAAGGCGTGAGCGCCTTCTGGAACTTGTTTGGAATGATCGTTCCAAATCATTTAATACTTCCTCCTTGTTCTCTGGAAATATAAATGCAGAAAACGACATTTTATTCATTTTATCGACGTAATAATCTTGATTAGGACGATGAGGTTCTTTTTCTGATTTCTTAGTTTCAAGTGTTGCCCATTTATTTTTATAAAATATGGTTAAATCAGGTATGCCTTGAATACTATTTGGATCATTCTTTAAGATTATGGCTTCTGGATACTTCTGCTGAAGTTCATCAACAAGCTTTTTCTTAAATTCTGTTTCAATCATAATCTCACCTCCCCTAAAAAGCATAGGGAAACATACACACACGTATATCATTCCCTCCTATTATAGGGTAACATTATTGCGCGAATAGTTAAAAATATCATTTTTCAACACTAGATCTTAAATGAACTCTCATTAAAATTCTTCTTTTGCTTGAGAGCTCTATGAATTGCATTATCTATTGGAGAGTAGGATCTCAAATAGTAATAATACAAATCTGTAAACGGTGTATTAATTCTATCAATTCTTCCAGCTGCTTGTTCCGTTTGTCTATAGCTATAGCTTTGACTATAGAATATCAATGCATTAGTTTCTATACAATTCCATCCTTCACATCCAGCAGTATACTGAACAAGATAAATCCATTTACTTCCTTTTGGTAAATCTTGATGAACTTTGCCATTCCATTCAGAATATAAAATTCCATTTTCATCACAATACTTTCTGAGTATTTCCAACTCATAAGTATGATTGTAAAATATAATCACTTTACCAAATCTTGTAAATATCTTATCTACTGCTTCTATTCTAGATGGATCAGAATTAACAACTTTACGAATCAAATAAAATAGTTTACCAGTTTCTTTGATGGGGCAATCTTCATAAATATCCCATCTATCTTTAAATATCCTTCTGTATAGCTCTCTATCATATTCACATTTTATTTGTTCTCTATGTCTAAGAGTAACACGATTATCTTTCATGTGCACCAAAATCTGATCACGATATCTTCTGAGTTTTTGCTCATTATAATATCTTTCAATTTTTGGATACTTTGAAAATCTACTATAGATAAAATGTTCATTAGAAAGCTGTGTTTTATTTTTATAGAATCCATTAGCAATGAACACGGGAATATAATCCTCCCATTTATCTCCCGGTGTTGCAGATGCTAATATCCATTGATTCCTTCTTGTAATTGTTAGGAATGCTTTTACCCAAGCACCTTTACCAACTACTCGTTGTTCATCAAATATAAAGAATGCTCCATATACATCTTTATACTTTTTAATATTATTCCATGAATCTATTGTAATCTTAATGTTGTCTCCAAATATAAAATTACTCAATTCCGATTCCCATTCTTTAGAATCTCTTTTCTTAGCTGTTGTAATTATATACAAATCTCTAGGAAAGAGGGGTAGTCTGTTTTGACCCTGGCCATTAATTTTCAAAGACCCCCCACAGACCTTTGTATAAAAATATGCTAATGATGTTATAGATTTACCAGAACCGACTCCACCACATAAGATGGAGCCGTTCTTAAGCTTATCTACTGCTTCTTTCTGATAATCATATAATTGCATCGACAAGCCTCCTGGTAAATATAATTGTTATGAATCAAACGGAAGTTCAATCTGACCAGGAATCTGATCAAGATCAGGAAGATCCGCGTACTTTGTTTCCAACTCATCTTCAATTATTGTAACATACAATGATTTAAGATATGCTGATACACCAGCAGGTCTTCCCTTAATTGCCGGATAGTTATATGGACGAATCTGTACATCAGCATACTGAATCCTAGACCAGTCAAGCTGGCCAATACTTTCTTCATCAAGCAACTTCTTTCCTCTACTAGTAATCAATACAACTTTTGGAGGATACATACCAAACTGTACCTTTACATACAAATACGGTGTACGATACTGTTCGGGATCATCCTCTCTCGGCTTTCTATACTTTACCTTCCAACCATCAGCTTCAAGCTGTGCTGCCAAATCATCAGAAAGTATAACACAGAAATTTCTGTTTCCTTCTTCATTGAAATCTGTTCTCTTACCTGAGAAATTCCTAAATATCAGTTTAGCATCTTCAATTGTAATGTTACTAGTGATTCTTTTCTGTTCCATAATAAACTCCTTAAAATATAATTTTTTAATGATTAAGAGCGAAACCACTCAAAATCACCAAATTCAGAAATTGTTTCGATAGCATCATCTACTAATCCTCGATAATACCTATCATCTAAAATATCAGCATATGTATCTTCATTCACTGATTCAGCTTCAAGCCATCTGTAGAATGGCTCTTCATCTTTTGGTACCTTTCCCTTTTTCTTAGTTCCAGTTACCGATACTAATTGCTCGCCTTTCAAATATAAAAGAACTCCACCACCATTTCCAGGCTTTACAGGAACGAATGAGCCAACACGACCAACAAATTTATAGTCATGCTCATCTTGGGCTAAATGCTCATTCATATCCAAATATAATGATGTAGTTGTTGCCTTTGTTTCACAAATATCATTGAATGTTATCTGCTCATGACTAAACAAAGTCTTAAACACATACGGAACCTGGAACTGTGCGCCGGTTGCTGTCCATTCTTTTGTATCTGCATATTGAGCCACATAAACCGATTCATTTACAAGACACATCTTAGAATATGTTGCTTCATGCTCAAATGTATATCCATATTCTTTTCCATAATCCATAACAAACTGTATGATTTCTGGAGTAGCATTTGGAATCTTGATTGAGTCTGTCTTAATATGTGCAACTGTAAATCCTCTCTTCTGAACTTCTTCCTGAAGATTAATCATAAACAATGCACCATATTTTGCAACTATATTATCGATGTTTCTTTGATCTTTCAGTTTATTTTCAAATCTAGCACTTGTCAAACCATATACTGAGTTGATTGCTGTCTTCAATGCATTGGCCAATTTCTTTGCCTGGCTTGGGTCATCCAAATATTTAGCCAATTTACCATCCAACAATTTTTTAGCTTTGTCAAATTCCTTATGCTTTATCAACATACGAATATCAACAAGGTCTTTGAATCTCTGTGTATATCTATCACCGAAAAGATTCAACCTAATTAAGCTATGAGGATGCATTGAAGCAATATCAAGAAGTGCAACATCTGTATACATTCCTGGTTCAGCATATACTCTTCCACCTTCTCCGGGGTCAACTCCTTTGTATATACTTTTTCCAGATACAATCTTTTCTCCTTCATTGTATCTACTCTTTTCGATACCATAAGGGCAATACTCATATCCTGGAAATATAGTTGAGAGATCTGTATATACAAATTCTTCCTGTGGCTTCTTAGCATTTCCTACAATTATTTTAGTTGTATGGGCATTTGTTGTATCATTTACACTAAGGCCTGAGAGATCTGCCAATATCTCTCTAGCCATCCAGTCTTCCTGGTTTGCATCCCAAACAGCTTCGGTTGCTCTGACATCATTACAACAATATCCAGCAACTTCTTCCCACTTATCTTCTGATAATGGTTCATCCCAAGGATAGCTATTTTCCTGATGATGTATATGCAATTTGATTTCCCACTTCTTAAGACTCATTTTATTACCAGCACTTAAGAAATCATAAATATCAGTGTAACTTAAATTATAAGCTTCACCAAAGAATGCATTTTTATCACCATTAATAATCCTTTGACTTAAATTAAACAATTGTTGATTATTATAACCCATCAGTCGACCATACAAAATATGATTATCATATCTTCTGTTGTTAAATCCAACTAATCGATACTTGATCAAGCTATTAATATCATCCGGCGATGGATTAATCATTTTTACAACATCATCAGATCCTTGTTTTTTCCAACACAATATAAATACATTTGGAAATACTTCGACATCATAAAATATCAATGGCATATCATCTTTACCATTATGACTGTTATTTGCTTCATCGGACATGAAATGCATTTTATTTATTAGATTTACACAATAATCTGCTTGATGCGTGCTATTAAGAGCAAACACTTGAATATCAGGAGCCATATCGCTAACATCATACTTCATTCCAGAATTATAGGCTTCATCCAAAACCATAGCAATATAATCCATATTTGGCTTTGTTGCCGGCCATACTTCTTTTCTTAAAGCTTTAATAATCTTAGCTCTTAAATGTTTCTCATCTTTTATAATACTTTCTGTTACCACTTTTTCCTCCTTCAATGGTAATCCGGAGTTAATAGTAGCTATTGAAATATCATTGCATTTTGTCAGCTGTCTTCTTAGAGATGAATTCCCTTTAAACACTTTTATTTCAATATCAGTATCATATAGACGAGAAAGCTTATCAACATCTCCATCATAAATATAATGCAAATGTATACCAGCTCCACTCTTACTTAATTCAGCGTAAGTAGCAGGCCATCTACTTGCTGCCTTATAATTCAAGTCATAACTCTTATTACCATCCTTATCCTTAATATCAAAGTCAATAACTATTAAATTCTTTGGAACTTTCATATAATGTAGCTTACTTGTATCAATATCTTTCAATATTGTTTTACACTCACTCCATTTTACTAAAGGTGTTCCAGCATCATTACATAATTGAGCTGGGCAATCAGCAAAAGCTTCATCGAACAATGATTTAGTCTTATTAAACTTCAACCAAGATTCTTTCTTAGGAATATCATCCGGATTAACCAAAGGCGTATACTTAAACTTATCCTTCTTAAATCCAACAAATATATTTCTTGAATTATTTGTTCGTTCAACAAAATCATCAAAGTAATTTCTTAATTCTGCTTTAAATATCCTTTTACTAAATGGATAAGCTACTCTTGCATCTTCACAATATTCTTTATACCTTAACCATGCAACTGTTAAAGATACACCATCAGGATTTTCTATTGCAAAGAATTCATAATTATCTTCAATGAAATTATAGAAATCATTTGTCTCACTGATCATTCTTGGAGAAATATAATTGTTGTAGAATGATGGTCCTAATTTTGTGTATACTTCAAGGCAATGATATGCTATGCCTCCGAGTTCAAATTGAATATTATTAATCAATTCATTATAATGATTAAACTCGATCTTATTGCCCGTAGGATAAATATCAATAAGTCTTCTCAATATACCAGACTTCGCATCTGTTACTTTTACTGGCTCATTGGTAGCAATAAACAGAAATGCATCAAACTTGCTTGAATATGCAGACTTATGTTTTTCATTAATCTCCATATATTCATGTGATACAATATTATTCAGTTTAGTATTAGTCTCAATCTTTCCAAGACTGCCATCATGATCTATTGCAATCAATGGATTATTTCTAAAATCCTCAACTGCAAACTGACTATTTGATGTGAGCTTCTTACTACTAAACGAAGTACAATATCCTTGAAACATTTGTTGTATAATGTTCAATACTGTTGACTTACCACTTCCCGGATCGCCATAGAATACCATGAACTTTTGTATATTCTTGCTATCTCCAGATATAACTGCTCCTATAGCCCATTCAATTTTTCTTCTCTCTTCCTCAGAATATAATGTTGAGATTAATTCTTCATAGTTAGCTATTTGTGACGGTTCAATAGCATAACTCAATCTCTTTGAAATATAATCGGTCTTTCTTGTATTAGTATTTGCAAATATAATGCTCTTATTTAACTCATGATAGTTGTCCATAAGATTCTTACAATACTTTCTAAACTCCAGCCACATTCTTGAACTAAAGTTTTTCATGAGCTTCATGTTAACATTATTGCTCCCATACTCTTCAACAAGTTGATCACGGACTTTATATATCTCTCGATCAATTATTGTGCACACATTCTGTATATTAGTTGACCATATGTTTTGATCTTCCAACCATACTGCATAAAAATCTCCGCCTCGAATCATCAGATCCTTAGAATTTGTCTCTGTATTAAATTCTGGAAAGATTGTAACCTTATTTTTATCAATTCTAGTTTTTATACTAAAAAAGTCATACATTCATTATTTGACTTCCTTTCTTCATTTTTTAGCTTATTTGTCGTGACAAAGTGACGAGTGACAAAAATTTTTAACTTTATTTTTATAAATATTAAAAATCAAATACCTATTTAAATTAAGAAAAAAGTGTCATTTTGTCACTAAAAACCCGGAAACCCCCGTATTTACTGCGTTTGCGGGCGTGACACTTTTTCAAAAAAAGTGCCGAAAAGTGTCACAAATCACTAAAAAGTGTCACTAATTCAGTAATTTTCCGACAAATAAGCCATCATTTGAGACCAAATTTCAACATCTCGTTGATCAACTTTTGGCCTTTTTAGAGGTAAAATTCCGCCTTTTCCGTCACTTTTGTACTCTCTAAAAATAAAAGTGTCACAAATTTCGACAATTTTTCCCTCATCAAAATGCCTATCATCAAACCTATCAAGCCCCAAATTATGCAAAAATTCCCAAAAAATAAACTCAGGATGAGGCTCTTCAGGGTCCCCAATATACTCATCATTTACCCTAATTGCAAGTGCAACAAGCATCTCTAACATGCCGCAAGGCTCCATAAAACTACCGCCTACAACATCTAAATCATCAAAAAAATCATAGCGTAGCTTTAAGCCATCCTTTATACGATTTATATCACGCTCTATCACTACGGTAAATGTAAAGTTATGCAGCTTATCAAACAGCTTAGAATATCTCGCATCAGCGGGCAGAACATTATTCTTTCCACCCACCAAGCGAGAATATCCAACCTGTCGCAAAAGCCATTCTTTATATTCATCCCATAAACTTAACAAGCTTATTCCCTCCTTTTATTTCTCAAAGGCCTTGTCAAATTTATTTATTTCATAGAAAGCATTCATCTCAAAACACTGCACATAAATGAGCTTCTCCTCACTGTTGACGAAGTCATATTTTGTCAGACAATCACCAAGCATCTTCTGCTTCATCTCATCATCATATACGACATCTTCCTCGTTGGTAACTGTACCGTCATTGTACAAGAACAATGCAATTACATCCCAACCCTCAGGATTAGCATCAACCTCCGACTCCTTAACTATCCTCGGAGCACGTGCTTTGCCTTTCTTTACTTCCTCAAATATATTTGTTACCTTTGCTTCAGAACCCCTTTCGGGCTCCTCTGATTCCTCTTCACCAGGAATTGGCTCACCGTTTTCAGCGTCGGCATTCGCTTGTGTGTTAATAATATCCTTAGGTGACTCGTACATCTTAGAATAAGCTATCGTCTCGGCATTATTTCTACGAAGCTTTTCTCTTATCTTATTCATATCCTCTTTCGAAAGTTTAGGAGCCTCTTCATCGGCATCTTTGGGCTCCTCTTTCTTTACTCTCTTGTATTCTTCTGGAATATCATCAACAGGAGACGGAGCAAGCATGGAATCAAGTTTAAGATTCAACTCATTAACCTTTTTACTCATATGCATGTATACTCCAAAGCCGGTGCCAATACCTCCGACTACTGCTCCAAATATAAATCCTAAAATACTACCTTTATTCATAAATATCAATCTCCTAAAGCATCCAAAATGGGCTTAGCCTCAATCATTTTTGTTCCATCTGTATCATCATCGTCTTTATATTCACCATCAATATTGAAGTGGAGAATAATATAATTCTGATGTCCATTTACATATCTTCTTACATTAGGATCGGAATAATCTCCCAAACCAAATGAAACATATCTTCCAGGCTTATATGTCCAACCAACAAACTGACCAGCCTTTGTCTGATTCAATCCAAGTTCCTTACGGACCTCATTTAAGGATATAAATTTTCTATTCGGCAATCTGTCATTGAACCACTGCTGCTTCATACGAAGATATGACATGCTGAAGTCAGGATTCTCGTCCCAATTGTAGTTCTCAGATCCATCAGGATTATACTGACCAAAGACTGCAATCTGACAGGTCTGCATATCGACGTCAATATCAATTACTTCCTTATCCTTCTTAACTGTCTTTTCCTTTCCTGTCTTAGGATCAACAACCTTTTCCTCAATTGACTTCTTTTCAACTCGTGTACCATAAAGATATTGTCTATCTTTTTCTGCTCCCTGATCTTCAACGACTCTACCTCGATACTTACTGAATAATGTCTGCGTTGCAGTAAGCGCTGCCGATGCACCTACATAACGAGCATTCAGGATCTTAAAGCCAGCAAGTGCCGATACCACTGACAATGTACCTGTGAGAATTGCGGGAGCATAGAGCTTACCCATGCCAACGACTGTCTTAGCAGCTACAATTACTCTATCTTTCTTAATATCCTTTTCTGTATACTCTATAGAACTATTAGTTTTTGACTCCTCAATGACCTTATCAATCTTATCCATTTCTTCTTTATGCTCATCAAGAATCTTTCCAGCCTTAGTAGTTGCATGACAAGCCAATACAACAGTGGCTGCACCAGATACCAAACTAGTTACCAAACAAATTACTGGAGAATGTTTCTTAACACCTCCAACAAATGAATCAAATACAGACATTTAATTTCCTCCTTTTTTATGTCCTATTAATGCGTGTTCAGCTATTGAACCTGTAAAACAAAATCCTACAGATACAATGAATAAAAAATATAATTCCGGATGAATACATCCTAAAATAAATGAAATAATTGCCAAAATATAACTAACAATCATAAGCATCACCTCACAATATATCAGGAAAATACTTCGCATCTGCTAAATCAATGAGATATCCGCCGGTAACACCGCGAATGCAAATATCATTAACATCAATCCATCCCCAATCACGATCAACACCATTAGGTTCCGGTACAAATGCAAAATATCCGAAATTTGGATTATTGTTTACGTCTTCAATTATTTCATAAAGATCTGCTTTACTACAAGTACCATAAGGACTCTTTATTTTAGCTCTTGCCCTGTCTACAATTTCTATTGCTGCCATCCTATTTCTGCCAACAATACACTTGTAATCGAATGAACGAGGAGCCGGTTTTCTTGCATAATTTATATAATCTCTATCATCCTGTCTGGGATTGCGCTGGCTTCTATAATAGTTCTCATATGATGTATTTCCACCATAATAATATCTATTACCGCCATTTCGTCCGCCAGTTAACCTGCCGTTTAAAGCCATGTCAATAGCATTTATGAATAGATTTTTTGCCCCTGGGATAAGAACATCAAATATAACCCAATCTTTTACATCCCGCATAGATGAAGCTACGATAGCACCTTTTAACTTTTGACCCAAACTTTTCTCTTCAGGTGGAGCAACAGGAGCTGGAGTATAGTCAACCGGTGGTTCCTTTGATCCGCCATTTAATCTTACTGTAGCCATATTTTATCCTTTCTAAAAAATATAGGAAAACGAATAGGGCCGAAGCCCTAAACGTCATTCCTCTGTCTTCTCCTCTTCATTTTCATTCGTTTCTTCTACATCTTCCTTCTTCTCTGCGTTTGACAGCATAGCCGCCTCGAGAACCTCGATCCTTTCATTAAGTGACTTGATTACTTCCTTGTCCTTATTACCCTTATTAAAGATGGTGCCCCCTACGAAGCCTCCAACGGCTCCAATAGCGGTACAACCTACTCCAAGAAGTACTTTGAACAATCCACCTTTCTTCTCCTCACCAATCTCTGTGGATGCAAGAATCTCTGCTGCGTCATTTGTCATAACCTCAGATTCTGCCATTACTTCGTTGTTTTCCATAGTTTTTTCCTCCTAGAAAATTAAGATTTTTAGACTCACGTCTATTATATCACAATATTTTCGCGCGAATCAAAATTCTTCGTCTTCTGATACATCATCTTCTTCCTCTTTATTCTTACCGGTTAAGTCTTCATCTAAGAATGCAAGAAGCTTCATTTCGTGCTCTTTCTTAATGTTGTCAAATACCATACTACATTTTTTGCATAAAAGCTTGCAATCCTTACGTTGTATATTACCATTAGGCAATAGTACTAATGCACATCTCTGGTAATCATAAACATTTTCTAATTTAATACCTTTTTCTTCTTTACCACACCTATCACATACTATATTAATCATTAATCTTCTCCTTAATTTCAGCATTTTCCTTGTTAAATATCTGTCTACGGTTTGCATAAGCCTTGAAGTCAATAGGATTGAGCTTACCATCAGAAATATCAAAGAACTGATAGAGTCTTTCAGGCTTTCCGGATATTGGAAGCTTGTAATGTGTCAACGCAAGTGACTGAACAAGGGGCCCATCCTTCTGCAAGTGACAGTCAAACTGCTCAATGTATACCTGAACCTTACTTTCCTTTGGATCATAAGGAAATTCGATCGGAAGAAGCGAGTCGAGAACCGTATACAGCTGCTCACGAAGCCCCTTTTCGATTTGAACCTTATGATTAATTATAAGATTGAAGAACTCGAATCTTCCAATATCAGAATATAATACTTCATCCTTATCGGGAGCTGTATCATATCTTACAATGCGTCGCAAGAGCCCTCTATATCGATGATTCCTCTTAGGGTCATGATCATCAATACCAGTATCTTCCCATTCTCCAGGATCTTCTTCATAAGAATGAAGAGGTGAGATAGGATATCCATACATTAGATCGTTAAAAAGATTTAATGTATAAACTTCGTATTCCATATTATTAAGGCTCCGAATCTGAACGACCATGAGCCTAAGTGTATCAAGAATCTCAAACATTTTCTTAGAATTCTCAATTTCTGCACCAATTGTATCAGGATCTACATCATCCGGATTAGTGTCAAGATAATCAAGCTGTTTGTTAATCTTATCTTCTAAAATATCAATCTCTTCTTTCATCCAATTATCTGGTTTCATTTCAATACTCCTTTATATGATACTTATCAAATATAATTGCTAACCAAGGTTTATCATCAAATTCCATGAGAGTTGTTGTACGTATCATTGGTAACTTAGGAATCGGTGTACCGAAGTTATCCATAGAATACTCAAGATCTTCTTCATTCCATGAAATATCATGACATGCACCCTTAGGTTTAAGCCCAAGCTTTAAATATAAATCTGCTAATGTTACTTCTCCAGATTCTGCACATTGATATGCAAGATTCTGAATAGAAGAGTTAACTTTATCATACGTGGTGTAGAAATACGTTCCCATATAAGGAATTACACAAGGAACATCTCCACCAGTTTCAATTATATACTTTATTTCATTACCATCATTAGGTTTATCCTTTCTGAATCTACGCTGAGCTGCTTCCGTTTGGATCGCTTTTACTTTATTTTCACTAAATTTATCCTTAATTTCTTCATTTACATCGGATAACTGCTTTGCTGCCATACTAGCTACAGATGCCAAAGAAGCAATCTCTTTAACATGATTTGTATGATTCTTTACGTTGCAAGCAATTCCTAAAGCACCAAATGCAACTGCTGGAATCATAGATGGGATCATTGCTTTCATAGCATCCTTTGCTATTTCTCTTTTTGTCACTTTGTCATTCGGGGAGCATTTATTTAAGTCTTCTTTAGCCATATCCAATATCTTGCTAGCTTTAGTTCCTGCCCTAAATGCAAATATCCCAGAAAGAACTATACAGCCACATGATGCAGCTGTATAGATCTGAGATGAATGACGATTACAAAAGTTTATAATATCATTCGTTTTCATTATTACCGTCCTTCCAGATTTCAGTGATTCGTTTTGCGCCTGTATCTGCCGATACTTTCATCATAGCGTATCCATATAACACCATAACACCTCCAACAACATAATTAATTACCGAAACACTCCCAATACCAATCGTCTTTGCAACCTTCTTAAACATTTTTAGATTCCTCCTTTTAAATATCCTTTCTTAAAAAATAAAAAGAAAATAGGGCGATTACTCGCCGCTATCATTTTTGTAATCTAGAGCTTCCTTATAAGTAGGAAACTCTATATTATTTCCATTTACATTAAGTAAATAGCCAAAGCTAGTATACCCTTTTTCTTCTGATCTCCATAAACTTCCAAGATAAAAATTATCTTTTGGTTTCGTGATTTCGTCTCTCCAATCACCATAAAATCCCATAAAAATACCTCCTTAAAAATTTTAGGTTATCACCTATTATAAAATCGTATTTTTACGCGAATTGAAGAAAAATGGAGTAATCTCCTATTATAGGGTAGAATTCTCCCGCGTGTTTTCAGGGCTCTGGAGCGTTTTATAGCGTTCTTTGAGCCTTTTTACACCTTCAGAGATCATAGAATTGTAAATATCAGGGTCTATTGAAATATCAACCTGTGGCGAATTATCTGAATAAAGAACACGCATATCATGGGTTTCGCTCGTGTGAATATCACAGCCAAGACATTCCAGAAGTACATTATAACCATATCCTCCGGTATACGTATTAAATCCATACCAACAAGTTGCTACTAATTCTCTTTCACACTTAGGACATTTAATCTTGATCTTGCCCATTTTATCTCCTTTCATTCTTCATTGCTTTTTTCCATTTTATTTAATAGTACATGCAATTCATTTATAACTTCTTTCTTACCAAGATTAAACGCGTATTCAAATCGTTTGCCTTTGATAAACACTGCATCCTCACCGATAGGCGGGCACTCTTTTATGATTTCCATTACTTCCGATATTGGAATATCTTTCGGTTTCTTTCCTCTATAATACTCCTCCTGATCTTGCCAATTCTTAATCAAATCAATAAGCACCTGAGTATCTATAGTCATTGCTATTACCTCTTACTGTTAATATCATTTCTGGGCCTGTATCATCTACAGAGCACGTCATTGTAATCTCAATGTTTGTTATTTGACTTATCGGAATTATGATACAATCCTCACCATTATATTCAGAATGCGGAAAACATAAATCTAGTTCATTACCTGTGTTCATTATTCTTTCTCCTTAAACATTGTAGGTTGATGACTGTCGATATTTACCGGGTTGTCCAAGCACTCTTCACAAGGATTATCATCATCGCTAGGATTTGCCTTGTAATATTCACACTTATGACACCACTGATCATACTTCACTATTTTTTCTCTGTTCATTCTTTGCCTCCTTTAAGTATCTTCATTCTTTGCCTCCTTTAAGTATCTTCATTCTTCTTTGCATTCTTGCATCTAAATTCTTCAGGTATTTCGGATAACTCACACCAAGCGAGAACATCTGTTATCTCGTAGTATCCATAGTCATAAACATCATACCAACCACTACGCTTATCTTTTCTTTTGTATCTGTACTCGTAGAAAGCGTTATGGTCTTTCTTATATAGGTCATTAGTGAAGTATAATATATGCCTGAAATATATCATATCATTGATCCCTGTTATACAAAGATAGGCGCCATCTTTATCAGGATTTCTATCTTTAATCCATTCGCCTGTCGATCTCTCCATTTCCAATGTTTCAATTACAGCCTCCAATGATGGCTTCAATAATTCTGGCATAAGAGAAGTCCCCATCAACTCTTTTAACTGTGTTATTGCGCCTTCATATGTCATTATTCTTCCCCTTTCTTCATTGGTCTTCCGCAGTTAGGACAAAAATTCTCTTGATCTTCAACACTTCGACCACACCTACTGCAAGACCATTTAAGTTTAGCACCGTCATGACCTACCCATACCCACTCGCCTTTTGTTTTTTCAAAATTTTTCCCGGTCTGAATCATCTTCTGATTCAATTCTTTTAATCTTTCTTCAAATCTCATTTTATCCATTTTTCTTCTCCTTTAATTCCCATTTTAATTTTTCAACTTCATCTTTAAGAAATTTTACATCGGTCATCGTAGCACGGAGTTTACCAGACATATATACAATGACCATGCTAACTAATACAAGTATTGAATAACAGACATCGCATAACATTTTAATTTCTTCTATAGTAGTTGTCATTCTCAGCCTCCTTCTTTACCTCTCTTATATCCATCTTCAAAGCCTCTTTTATAAATTTCGCCTTTTTCGAGTGCCTTTGTTATTTCTTCCGAATTAGGCAAAGGTTCTCCAACTTTGACTACTTCTGTCGGTCTTTCCATAAATACACCGCTCATAGAATCATGCTCATAACGCGATATAAGTGATTCTGTTGCCGATCTTTCATTTGGACAATCGCAACATCGCATTGGCATTGGTGGCGGTGTGAGATATTTTGATTTTTCTTCCCAATAGGCTGCTAGTGCCAATTGAAATGCATTACTAATTTGTTCATTCGTTATATCAGAAATTGGTATGCCTTTTTGAACAGCCTCATAAACTTTGTGTGTAATCTTACTGTTCATCATTTTAATATTGAATACTTGAATCTTCTTAAACTCTTCTGGGGATACGTCAATGTCAATTATCAATTTCATCATTCTTCTCCTTTATCTTCTCTTTTATATTGGTAATGATGACACCCACGATACACCCAAATATAATCAATAGTACGATTCCTATCCCTATGACACCTGCCCAAAATTCAATGGCTTGATTGATTTGAAAGTAATTCATTCTCTGCCTCCTTTTCTTGCATGTCAATACACCAGCCTCCATTGGTTACTTTTGGTTTGCCTTTCCTATGCAAACAATAAAGACCATTAATAGTCTTTGCACAATATACGCAGTTTCTACAATTTTTTGTCTCATACTTATAGGGCATCCTCTTTACCTCTCTTTCTCTTTCCATAATTCAATGGCTTGATTGATTTAAAAATAATTCATTCTCTGCCTCCTTAAAATAATACGGCGGATACTCAAATCTATGAATTTTAAATCCGTTAGGTGTTTCATATCGTTCCATTTTTTCGCCGCAATACGGACAATAATTTTTCTGTATATAGTATGATGCTACTGCTTTACATGCAGAACAATATCTTTCACCCATGGTTTCTGGTACGAGTTTCCAATCAGCCATTCTTTGCCTCCTTTCAGTAATCTGTAAGAACTATAACATCACCATATACACCATTGTTGAACATTCCACTAATTAATGTGATTTCTTCATCTTTAATATCAGCATATAATTTGCTGAAAATCTTTTTTGCTTGTCGGAAAGATGTAGCCTTGCATAATGCAACATCATCAACAAATTTGTGTTCTGAACCGGCCATTGCACCTGCTCGACTAAACGCATAATATTTTTTATTCTTGTTCATTCTCTGCCTCCTTCTTCATTTCTCTGCGACACATCGGACAGGTTGATTTTGGAATAAAATACTCATCATATCCGCATCGAGAACAACGATAGTGGACCACTGGATCTCCTATGTCATTAAAATAATCAAGGATTAAACGCCACTCACCTTTTTCATTCATCCTCTGCCTCCTTTTCCATATAAACACTAGTATCTATAGGCATAGGCCAAATATCATGCTTAAACTTCTTTTTATTTCTTAATACTCTATTCGGCGGAACGCTTGAATAATTCTTGGCATGGGAAATATCTTCAGTATAAATACAATTCCAGCCATCATTTAAACCATCTCTAGCAGAGCATCTTTTACATTTCTTTTGATCACATATGTATAAGATCTTTCTCGGTAGTTTCATCCTCAAACACCTCTCCTTCTGTATATCTAGCTGCTATTACAAAATATTTAACCTTAACCATATCTTCAAGGTCAAGATTCATATTTAAACTAGCCTTATCCTTGCCAAATAAAAGAGTTCCATCGTAGGGACCCTTATTCAGCCTTCGAGTGTGTCTTATCCATTCAACAAACATTCCAGTCCAGAACGTCGCAAGAAATCCTAAAAAGATCATTACTATTGTAAAAATATCAGTCATTCTTTACCTCCTTATTATTAGAAATGTCAGGTGGGACAATTACTTCCTTAATGTTATACCTGATAGTAGGTAGTTCAACATTGTTTCCCTCAATAGTGATACGTATATCCTCGATACAGTCCGTATTATTAAGAATACTCTGTACCTTCTCTATGATTGTATCATTTAGAGTATGGCTATATGATTTTTCAGTCATTCTTCCTCCTCCTCATCAAAGTTTTCATATTCAGCAACACAATACCCACTACTACTGTCAACACAATATCCATTACTACTGTCATCGTACAATATCATAACCTCTCTATCCCCGGTATCCTTTATGAATTCTATACTCATAATTGAAAAATATCCACCTTGCCTTTGTTTTTCTGTTAACCAGTCATTAATATCTTTTTCTAATTTATTATAGTTTGTACTATTACCTGGAAAAAACTTTACTCGTATCATATATAATCCTCCTCTAAAAGATCCTTGAATTCAAACCTATGATTGCCACCTTCATTTTTTATCTCTTCAAAAATATCAAGAGATTCCGCATACAACCGAATGTACCCGCAAAACTTACCATCGTAGTACATACGCTTCCAAATGGCATCACATTTCGAAATATCAACTGGTTTATCATTCTCAGGCATTACAAACCAAATGATGCCAGCTACTATCAATACACCCAAGATAATATAAATAGCTATATTCATTTCACTTTACTCCTTTTCAATCTCAAGGTTTCCTTCCCACTCAATACCTTCCGGTAACTGCCAATTCTCTACATCAAACATGAAGCCCAATTCATAAGTGTTGAAAATATAATGCAACTCCTTTAAACATTTGTAATACACAAGATTGGTCATCTCGTATGTTGGACGTCTGGCTGCTGTCTTTCTCGGAACACCATTAGCCGTATCATTACAATTACCATATATCATTGACGTGAGCATTGTGCTATTTAAATGGGTCTTCTTACAAAACGAAGACATAGAAATATCAAAGCCACTTAATACAGCATGAAGATTCTCAGCCATTCGCTTCTTAGTATCAAAATATCTACTAAGATCCCACTTGAATGTACCATCCTTGCTGTATATTCTATCAAGTTTCTGAAACAGGTTATAAGATGATGTTCTATCACCAAGACAGAGATACTCACAACAAGTCTCACAATGTCCGCTTTTTAAAAATATCATAGTGGGGATGAGCTTTTTAAGAATCCTATTTGAAAACTTTCGTTCACTATCTCCAAATACATTGAAAATATCCATTACACACTTGAAATCCTCGACATTAGCAACTAGTTCTTCTGTACATAAGTCAGCCCAAGGCTTATCTTCTGGATTTCTTACAGCAGTTTGAGCTCTCATTATTATTTCTCGTTCGTCGTGATACATAATTCCTCTCCTTTACATTGTACTAAAATATACTCCATCTATATGACAATATGGTTTACCAAAGTTTTGATGATAATACTGATTCCGGAATGCTAATACATTTTTTGGTAGTGTTGTTCCGTTCTTTACAACATCCCTAACCGCTTTGACACTTGTTGCACTAGCTCTTACGCTGCTTAATCCACCAGCAACGGTAAATACTCCAGGCTCATATACAATTTGCCTTGCTGTCTTTTTGTATCTAATCATTCGATTAATTACTACAGAAGCAACAGCTTTCTGGCATTTATATGATCTGGAACCGGCTTCAGCATAAACAAGCTTACCTATCAATTGAATATCATTCTCTGATAGTTTAACTGATACTTTATGCTTGTTTGATGTCTTTGGTGTTGGCATGGGAGTCTTCGCTTGAAGTTGCTTTATTAAAATATCATGCCGTGTTATAGCATACATATGATCATCTAAACGCAGTTCATCCTCATCCAATCGTTCCTCTACGTCAAAAATATCTTCTTGTATTATGTCGATCTGATAGGTTACCTCTTTCTCCATCTCGGCAATACGTTTATCTTGCGCCTCGATCTGCTCTTGTAACTGCTGATCTTTAATGTTTAAAATATCATGCATAGCAGATAATGAGAAAGACATAACAATAATTGTCATCATCAACATGAATATTACAAAAATATCATTATCGCTTTTCATTCTTCCATCTCCGTTGTCATTAGATCGCAAGTGTTTCTGATTTTGGTGAACATGTCAATGATAAAATCTCTAAAATGTTTATCATCACCTGTTCTAAATATAAATTGTGAATTTACTTCGTCTCTTAATTGATTAATAATCTTTGCAGTATATACATCTTGGGTGTCTATCGAATCTACAATATGTTGTATTTCAACTTTAACGCCACGATATACACATTCTAATTTATTATCATTAACGAGTTCTACTAACGAGTTAGGTGAAAGAGTGGCCTTGATACAATCCAAATATGACTTATTATCCATAATTACACCTCCTTACTGTCATCACTCAAAAGGACAGCAAGTTTATATAATCCACCTAAATACTTTATTGCTACATCAAGAGCTTGCGCATCTTCTGAGGTAATATATGCGTCGCCACCCTTACAATCGCGAATGTCTTTTAATATTTCAATATGCTTCTTAATAGAATCTAAATATGACTTATTATCCATAATTACACCCCCACCTGTTCAAATGAAAACGTTACCAAGAAAATATAATGATAAGTAGTTGATTTATGTGCTTTTGTTGGATAATGTCCTGGCTCTTTTGCTGCTGGCGTTTCCTCTGATTCCTCATACTTAAGAAGTGGCATTATCTCATAACCGATATACCAATCTTCTTCCGGATAATCATTACGGAATTCAGCAACCTTATCATCTATTTCCTTTGTCGTAGCAAATATCATTGTTATTGGGTCCATGTTATTTCTCCTTTATTCCATACTGTATCTTCTGATCATCAGGCATAATAGCTATAGCAACATCCTTAATCACTTTTGCCATTCCTGTGGCAAATTCTTCAAATGATTCGTCGCCATGACAACGATCAATATCTACCGAATACTCCATTGTTAAACAGACATGGAACAAATCGTTTCCCCTATATTTGCCTTTATCTATTGATATATAAACCCCATAATATTCTCCTTTAAATGAAAATTCATCAATATAATAAATTGCTAAGTGATCTTCTTCAAAATACTTTATAAAATCTTTCATAATTACACCTCTTTCCAATTAAAATCAACATCTCTAGCATGAATAAGCTCAGTCGTATATCCCATAGTTTTTGCAGAAGCATATAAAAATTTAGCGCGTCCATTTGTTTCTTTTGGTAAATCGAATGCCTCTTTATAAATATCCGTCAAACGTCGCAAGAGCTTCACAACTGCATCTTTATAATCTTCTTTCTGATTATTCTCCGACTCAAGCAAAAGCTCTAAATCATTCAAATGGTTCTTAAAATCTGTCTCAATTTCATTAATTGTTCTCATTTCCGATCATCTCCTCTAATGCTTTAATCGTGATTAATACTTTTTGTATCTCCCGTACAGCAAAATCAATGGTTCTAATATAATCATTATATGCTTTTGCGATCGCTGGTCCACATTCATCAATGATCATTTCCCCTTTTTCCCCGTTTATCGACTCTAATAAAGCCATTAAACATTTATACATTCTGTCATCAGTATTTATTATGGGCAATAACTTATCATGTGCAATTTTAAATTTTGGATTATGTGAACAAAGCGCTTTTATCTTATTAAGAGCACCCTGAGACAAAATATAAAACTTAAAATGCCGTTCAGTTGCATCTTTCATCATTTCTGCATAATTCATTTTATTCCTCCTCTCCCAGTTCGGTATCACTTAAAAATATAATTAATGCGTTGCAAGCAGCCATAATATTACAAACATGTTGAAGCTTCTCGCCTTTGGCTGTCTCAGCTTTCATCTCCATTTCATTATAGATATGAACTAAAATATCAGCCACACTATAAAATGGAATCTTTTCAGAAGCCTTATCAATGAGACCTTCAATATACTGTCCAGTATGCTCATCATAATATCCAGTTACAGCAAGAAACGCATACCTGGTTTCAAAATCAGCCTTAAGTACACATTCCTTTACTTTTTCTGGAATCTTTATAGAATATACTCGTTCTGCTTCTAACCGAACCTCTTCCGCTTCGATAAAAAATTCTCTCATATTCACTCCTTTAATATTTAAGGTCTATTCGTAAAATATCCCCCAATTTCTGTACTTTCCGCACATATACCTTATTTGAAAGTGGGATGAAATCGGCGACAATACCATCAAATAATGTGCCACCGTCATCGTCAAATATAATGATTTTGTCATCCTTATTTCTTCTTGCCAGATAGTGATTAAGTTGCATGTCCATAAATATCATACTCCTTTCATAAGATTTACTAACATTACTTATTACCTCTTCCAAGATTGTTAAGAATAGCGTCGCAATTAGCATCAGTTATGTCTTTTTCTAGTCTCATAATCTTCATACTCATTATCATTACAAAATCTTTATCTTTAAGCAATTCCGGAAAAGTTACAGCGACCAACGCAACTAACATTGAAATGCTTATTGCCTCATCTTTATGATCATTAGTCTTAACCACTCTGTCTAATGCATCAGCAACACCAAATTCTTTGATTCCCTTTATGGCTGCCACTATATAATTTCTCATGTCTTCCATTATTTATTCTCCTGTTAAAAATATAAAGGAATAGGCTAACATTTGTTAACCTATCCTTTGCGTAGTTTACTTAGGAAGATGCGGTGTTTGCATCTTCTTCGAAGCCTGGGAAGTCAAAATTCCCATCTTGTCCTCAGACTCGATCAGACGATTAGTCTGCCATCTAACACCAAGATAGCCGATAGCGCTCGGGATCACTACACCAGCAATGCGTACACCCCAATCACCAGCCTTCTCAAGCCAGTTAGGTGTGCCTTCTGAAAGCACCCTAGCCGTCTCAACAAGCTGCTTATGGACTTCACGCAATTCTGCTGTGAGCTCTCCACTAAGCCCCGTATCGGTTTCCCCGATCGCACTTAGACGGACCAGAATATCGTCCTCACGAATACTGAGAACTTCTATTCTTTCCTCCAGCCTCTTACGCTCTTTTCTCGATAACATATTCTTTTCCTCCTTTATTATTAAACTACATTATATAGAAATATTTTTATACGAGTTAAAAGAGAAGTGGCAACATTAAGTCACCACTTCATAGTCCAGCTATCCGTTACGGCTATTGACAATACTGTCAATTTCTGTATCTGACAACTGGAACTTTTCAGCTAACACCTGCTCCACTTCTCCTGCCTCCACTCTGGAGACATTGAGTCGATAGAGCTCATAATCATTAGTGCCCGGGAAACCCTCATAATAGGTCTCGCAAGCACAGATCTGCTTGGCATGCTCAGTGCCTCCATCCTCTAGCCCACGATCATAGGCGTTGGAAATGGACTTCTTATCGACTGCAGACATGACAATCTCTCCTAAGAGAATGCCACCCTCAGCGACAAGAACGTATTTCCAACCGTCCTCCTCGCAGTACCAGCGACCGAAGCGCTTAGCTCCTGCCTTGATTTTTGTACCTACTTTTTTGAAACCTTCCTTGATTCCCATAGAATCACCTCCTTTATATTTTATAAGCTAAATACCGACATTATAACGTAGCATTTTGATGCGAATAAAATATAAAAGGGCAACATTGTGTTACCCTCTCCCATGAAATCAGGAATTAATGAAGGCTTTTGCCTTTATATAATCCATATAATCAGTACTAAGATGTAACTGAGATTTCTCAAATGCATTAAGCTGCGATTGCTGAAATTCAGAAATATCTATCATCGCCTTTAACATGGATTTAAGATCCTTCTTTTTTCCTGTTTTCATAGCAGTTTCTGCTGCCATTTCATATCTTACCACCATATAAGATGGTATCTTTTTCTTATTTTCCTCCTTTGCTATTTCATTCCAATCATTTATACTGGTAAGAAACCCATCATTACTCATTTTTGCTTTTTGTCTCCTATCTTCTCTAGAAGTCATTATTTGGCTTACTAGACCAAACAATCCTCCCATAAAAACACAAGACAAAAATCCTGCAATTTCCATTTTAGCTTTCTTTTCCATATTATTACCTCCTGAAATATAAATTAGCATTATAGAGCAATATTTTAATACGAAAAAGAAAGGAGAACAACTTTAAGTTATTCCCCTTTGCTTCGCTATCGGCTATGCCATCATATATCCAACTTCTTCAATAGGATATAAGCGACACAGCCGATAGCGATAGATAACGGCAATGCCATATTTACTTGCCCTCCTTTCTTTTCTTGTCGTGACCCTCTTTCCATTTAGGGTCCGACGAAATGACTCTACCTGCTGACGATATAGACGTCAATATAACGCCTAATAACGCCAAAAACCCAAGAATTGTCATTCACGTCACCTCCTTAAAATATATTTTTTCAATCACTACATTATATAAGAACATTTTGGTGCGAGGTGAAAAAATGTAAGGTAAAATTTTGAGGATTAAACCTCTTTACGAGCCTTAACCCTCTTAACCAGATTGGAAACACCCAACCCGATCAAAAAACCGATAAACATCAACAGTGCTGCCTCTTTCGAGAACAGGCTGATGATGCCCATGCTGATTATTTTTCCATAAGTCATAGTTTCCACCTCCTTTCTTATTATAAGGAGATATTTTGATGCGAAAAAGAAAAGGGCTATAAGCCCTCACTCTTTACGCCTTAGCTCGAAGCGCTTACCTAAAGCAACTCCGGCTATAATGCCCAGAATGAGCCATATAGCCCAACTTCCGTTCGTAAATAATAATACAAACGGTATTGTCATAATAATTGAAATAATCACCAAAATTATACCAGTTATCATGTTTTTTTTCCTCCTTTATATTAAATTCACATTATATAGTAATCTTTTAGTACGAGGTGAAAAAATATATAAAGAGATTTTGATGTTCCTTCTCATCCCCGGATTCGTCAATCCTTTAAACATCGGGGCTACATATTATATATTTCTATTATAGAATATAATTTTCCCGCGAAAAAATATAAGGTAAAATTTTAAAGCTAAAAGGAATAGGGGGTTACCCTACTCCTTTCGAATCATATTCTTCACAGTATTCAATGTAATCCTGCCAAACCTCATCCGCCATACGGCCGTCATAGTTGTTGTCGTAGTAAGCCCAAGTTACTCCGACATACTCTTCCAGCCATTCGGCAAAACTTAATTTTTTAACGTTTTCCATAATTATTACCTCCTAATATAGTTCTTATTATATAATAAGATTTTCCCGCGACCTTTCATATACCTCCGCACAGCCAGCCATCGCCGACTTGCGCCCACTGAATACTGTGTGGGGTATACAGAAAGGATATTAAGAAATCTTCTATAGCATGTTGGTTGTTACTACTCAGGAAAGGAGGTATCTATGGACTCATTTCGCTACAGAAGATGTGCCTAACAAATATCAATCCTCAGCGGGCAAACAGTTAAGAGCTGTAAGATCAAACAACTGTGTGTGAACCTTTGATCCATCAGAAGTTACAAGCTTAATAACCTGAACATTCTTATCAGTTACCTTGAAGGCACCACCCTTATCAGGATCGTTTCCTACTTCCTGAAGGCCGCTGTCATCATATACGAATTCGCCATTCTTATATGTGGGGAACATACCCATCTTTACAGATGTAACGTCGCTAGGCTTGTTATCAAACTCTATGGCTATGAAGTTACCCTCGCCATGAGCACTTACAAGCTGACCATCGTCCAACCACTTCAGAGTACCTGTGATCTTTCCATTTGAAATATCAATATCAGACTGAAGATCTGTTGTATCATAATCATAGATAGTCTCCTGTGAAAAAGGAACAAGATCTGTATCACCAAGACCCATAGCCTGTCCAATAGCGAACAAGAGGTCTGCGGATGTTGCATTGTTCTCGATTGTGGAAATATCACCGCCAAGAACACCAAGTACAGCCTTCAATACGTCTACGATCGTCGCATTACTCTTCAGAGCACTCGTATCACCACCAAGTTCTGCCAACCATGATTTTGCTGCTTCTACAATTGTCATAGTATTAATCTCCTTTTCATAAATATAAATGAAACCCAAAGGGTAGACAACCCTATAAAAGATCACCTACCCCGGGTTTCTGATTATCGCTTCAGCTGTTCCATGGCTCGACGATACTGTTCACGATCTTCATCGTTTCTAGCATTCATCATAGCCATATTAAGCTTTTCAATAAGTCCTTCTTTGCCATCATGACCAGAATATCCATCTCTACTAGTAAAGCGTCCCATGGAGTCGCGTCCACGAGCGTAAGACATGTCGTCATAAGAATATCTAGGACCTCTCATGCTCATATCATAATCGCCATAGTATGTTCCGGAATATCCAGCATTCTTCATAGCAAGGAATGTCTCAATGTCTTTCAAAATATCAACCATCTTATAGATGTCTTCTACATCGGAAGATGAGAGCTTTTCCTGTTTGCTTATGCTTTTCATCTCATCCAAAAGCATATCTTCAATATCATATAGTGCGTTCATTGGTTTCCTCCTTAAGCTACTCTTGTAACAACAAGATTTGCATTTCTTACATTAATTGTCTGACCGGAAGTGTTCTCAACTGAGACATTAACACTTGTACCGGCAGGAACAGTAACAAATGCAGGCGATGATACATTAAAATATGCATCAGTAACCGTTGGAGTAGCAGCCCCAAGGCTTGTCTGAATAGGCTCACCATCAATAGCAATTGCAAGTGAGATCTCTCCAGGAGTTCCGCCTTCAGGAACTGCGATGTTACCATTGAAAAGTACCTGATACCTAGCAAATGAATTACAGCAAGAAGGATTTCTTGATCCGCCTTTGAGAATTACAATTCCAGACTCATTACGATGGAAGACGTATCCTTTGGAACAGCCAATTGTTGTATTAAAGATTACGCCCTGACCAGCACCAACACTCTGAACTGGATTATACGTAAATTCTGCCATACTTAATTCCTCCTATATATCAGAAACCATTACAGCCGCATCCTACATTCTGCTGGCAGCAGTTCGGGTTTGCAACAATGTAAGCGGGACGAGCAACAGGATTCAAATAATCTTCGAGAACTGTTGTCTGCCTTGAATTATCTGCGGTAATCATCGAAATAGCATTATCAGCATATCCCCTGATACTAGCAAGTGTAAGCTGTCTCTCAAGATCAGCGATACGCTCGTTCTTAGCATCAATCTTATCCTGACACATCTGATCGAGGATTCTCTGTGTGTTTGCAGCAGATGCTGTTCTGTTTGCACATGCCTCACGAGCCAAAGAAGCTTCGAGATTAGCCGTCGCAAGCCTGTTCTCACAGCAACATTGAGCAAGCTGAGCCTGAACAGAGTTAAAGCCCTGAAGCATAGAAGTATTGAAGTTAGCTCTCGATACCTCTGCACCTGCGAAGCCATTAGCAATAGAAGAGTTAATTGCAGAAAGCTGACCATTGATAGCAGCATCAGCAAATCCACGATTAACATCGTTCTGCGTCTGAGCATTCCACATGTAAGGCATTACTCCGCCTTGGCCTCCGCCAAAGCCGCCAAACCCGTTGTTTCCAGCAAGCAAAAAGATCAGGATAATCCATCCCAAATCGCCACCGAAGCAACCCAAACCGTTGTTCCCATAACCCCCTACCATAGGACCTACGGGCATTACCATGTCATTATCAGAAGATAAAGCCATAATACGTTTCCTCCAAAAATAAATTTATTTCCAATGTTGCAACATAAAGGAAAACTTATCTAAATTGGCTACTCATCTGCATTGCTTGATTGACTTGTGCTTGAGTAACCTGACCACTATTAAGAAGATATTGTAAAATATCATTAGGGTTTTGCATGTTTAGAGTCGGCGGAATGTTAAATCTCTGAGCTAATATAGCTGCCGGATTTTGTTTTATCTGCTGCAGCATCATCAATATGTTGTTATTTTGTGGTTGAAACTGCTGATACATAGCTGATCCTTGCATTTTTATGCCTCCTTTTTATTCTGATAGTATTCTTTCTTTTGCGGTTTAATTGCATTCTGGATTGCTGATTCAATCGTTTTCTGAATATCATTCTTGAAAGCAGCAAACTCTTCTTTAGAAACATACTCCTTATCCGTTTTAGGATCTACAGATTGAGTATCAGGCTCCTTTTTAGGAAACTGCTCGTAATAAGGAAATATCCTAATTGGTTGAGGCATCCCGCTAAGATCTACACTCTTAATATAAAACACATTCTTATTCCTGTCAAATAACTGGACACTCTGACCAGGTCCAACAGGAAAAGCATTAGCCTCTTTTTCACCATCAACAAAAGTCATCTGCTGCTGTTGCTGATTTACCATAGGTGCCGGAACCTGAACCGGTTGAAAATATTGAGGCACAGGATTGTTATAATAAGCCATAGAATATCATTCCTCCTTCTTCCAATAGTAAATTGGAACTTCCTGACCACTGTCCCATGTATCAAAGTAATCGCCATCTTTACAAGCGACCACATGAGTTCCAGTGGCTAAAATATAAATCCCATATGGATGGTCATTACAGAACTGTCTAATTGTGTAACATGGCGGGCATGTATCAGGGATGATATGACGTCTAAAGCCACGAATATAAAGGTATTCACCCCAAACCCTATTGGATGAAGACATATCGCACATCTCATCTGATAATAAACTTAGGCCACGATGAACCGTATGCCAATCCTGAATTGTAGCAAGAGCTATCGCTCTAACCGTACAATCACCTACCAAAAGATTACATGGATTAGGATTAAAGAATTTCCAAGCCATATGGGTATCCTTTCTTTAAACTAATTAATAAATATCATACTATCCTTTACTATATCACATTTACTAATTAATATTTTAAAAATATGGGGGACTTTCACCCCCGATGTTTTTTTATGAATGTTGTTCAACATACAGTTCCCCGTTTGCCCTGTATGTAACATCGGTGTCTCCGTTGCAATCGTGATAAATGTTATTCGCTCCGAGGAGTGTTTTTATCTCTGTCGGTATGAGTTGAATTGTGATAGGTGTTGCAATGGGATATACTATATAAATGTCATTGTTTTTTATATAATCTATCCATTCAGTAACATTTGTCCATCTTTCGTCAACAACATAAAGTGCGTCGCTAATTCTTATTGAATAATTAGGCTGTTTACCACTTATTGAATAACTATAGGCGTTCGATTTTGTGTTAGGCCTATTATTATAGTCAATGGCATACGGAAAATGAATACGCGAAATAAAAAATGTGCCTGTCTGCGATTGTAATTTTATCCATCGATTCGGAAAGTCTTTCAATAACATCTTAACATTATCAACCGTCAACATACCAGTTGTAACGTTCAATGTTCCGCCGTAAACGGTCTGACCGAAGGGAGTGTTGACGTTAACGCCTGTGTATGGTTCGTAGGCAGTGGCTGTTGAGGGCAGATTAATAGAAACGGGATAATCGCCAATCGTTTCGATTGCACGTCTATACGATACTTTGATGTATTCGCATCCGTTATTTACTGTAAATGTTCCACTATTGGTTATTGTATTATATGAATTTAAATAGTTTTTGTTTTTGTCATATTGCCAAATGAAGAAATTATTTGTTGAATTAACTCCAGAAACATTAAAGTACAACGTAGAACTCGGCGTTACCTTAATAAAATCAACTGACCTTGAAAAGTTGGCATTACCGGCTGGTTCGCCTGTATAGCCGTTAAAAGACCCGCTTTCCCAGACTTCGTTCCATTGGTTCGCTCCAGTCTGCGTTACATTTATTTCACTAAACCCTCCGATAACATACGGATTACTCGGGGACTTCTCCCCTGTTCCCGTCTCGGTAGGGTTAATATGGCAGATTACCTCTTTGCAAGGGATTTGATTCGCTCCGTCGGTAAACGATGCAATAGAGCCTGTTGCGGATTCTTCTATCATTTGGTCAAGTGCGTTCTGATAGTCTGCTCCGCTCTTCATGGCACGAATAAGCGTACCCCAATCAGCGGGTGCAATAGTGCCTACCGTCTTATTCACGTCACGGATAGCCTGTGATGTATCAGCAATCTTTGTGCTTAATATCGCTCCGTAGTCTGTCCTTGCCATATATCACACCCCCACATTAGTTACATCGAGAATGAGCAAGCCGTTCAACTTGCTCGCACTCCAAGTCTTATCCAGTGCCGTTGATGTATCGTCAATCTCACTCACCTGTGCAGGTGCTTTAATTGTCGTAGGTGTTCCGTCCACTGTAACTGTGGCAATATCAACACCGCTCGTCACGATAGGTGCTACAGCGACATTTGACTTACCGGCCAGTGCAGTATCAACTTGTGACTTGGTATACGTATCTGCCTTATCAGCCTTATTACCAAGAGCTGTATCTACCTCTGCCTTGGTATAAATATTCTTTGTTTTAAATAAAATGGCATTACCAGTTGAGTTAAATACAATTTCTATGTTATCGCCTTCAACAAAATCAACAGAACCACTTGATATGGTACTATTTAAAACTTCTGTACCATTTACTTTAATGGTTCTCCATGTATCTTCAACATCATCACCGCTGGGAATAAGAACCCATTCAGCACCATTAGAAGTAAATACATCTCCAACTTTTGCAGCAATACCCTGGTAAGTTCCATCTGTAATTACCTTATATGTGAATCCGTCATTATCGGAGCTGGCCACCGGCAAATCAGAAATCGTTCCGTTAACGCCCAATGTGCCTTTAAATATCATTGGCTCTGGTAAATTGCTGATAATATTATCTACTTGTGCTTTTGTGTATGTGTCTGCCTTATCCGCTTTAAGTGCAAGCGATGCCGTTACATCTGCGGTATTAGCCTTTGCGGACAGTGCAGTATCTACCTGTGTCTTTGTGTATGTATCTGCCTTGTCTGCCTTAGTTGCGAGATCCGTATCAACTTCAGTTTTTGTATATGTTGTAGCCTTATCTGCTTTAAGTGCGAGCAATGCTGTTACATCCGCAGTATCAGCCTTTAAGTTTAATGCAGCGTCAACTTGTGACTTTGTATATGTATTTGTTTTATCGGCCTTATCATTAAGAGCTGTATCAACTTCAGTTTTTGTATATGTATTTGCTTTATCTGCTTTTGACGAAAGAGCAGAATTAACCTCTGTTTTTGTATATGTCGTGGCCTTATCGGCCTTTAATTCAATTTCAATATCTGAAAAAGGAATATCAATCAAATATGACGAGCCATCTCCGACTTTTATACCCGGTATTGTCTTATCATCTATTATTTTATAATCAGAATAAATATAAATAATGCCTTTAGCGGCTATAATTTCCGGATGTGAATCCCAATATTCGGTTGTATTATACAAAACCTCTCTCATATCAACATTTATTGCGCCGGTAATCTCGGCATCAATGAAGGCATCCTCACTAAACGGAAGATCAGCATGTACGTTCCTATCCATTAGCTCATTACACCTCCTCTATAACTTTCATATATAATGGCTTTATAATCATCTCTAGTTGCTAAGGTTGAGCCATCCAACATGTGTACTTTTACCTGAAAGAAGGCTTCTCCCTTTTTTAAAGCCAGGGTATCTTCTTGACTAAGAAGAACACTAATTGTCTGTTTCTCGTTATCTAAGACAACATCTTCTATTTCTTTGCTTATTTTAAGCTTTTTAAATGGATCTTGTGCAAAGACTACCCACACCTGTTTAACCTGATCCATAGGAATCACAAGATTTTTTACATGTGTCGTTATGGTCGGCGTGGTCCCTCTTGTAATTTCTATTATGTCTTGTTCGTATTTTTTATTTTTAACCATAATGACATAACCTCCTTATAAAATCCTTATCAGCGGGGCTTATTAAACCCCGCCGCAAGGAGTTTTTATTACGCTGTTCTCTTATACATATATACTGTAATATATGGCGGCATGTTATTCTTACCAGTACCAGTTGTAGCTGTTTCACCAGCAATTGTTACTCTGTCACCTTTATGACTTGCACTAGTCATATCAAGATCGGCATTCCATGTTGAACCCTTACTTATTGATGTATTCCAACCTGTTTCTGTATATACGGAAGCATAGTTACCAGGTCGAATCTCGAATTTAGCATTCTGAGTATGGGAGTGCTTAGGAATATCCTTGCTGCCTCCCGTCTTTTCGGCCGAACTAAAATCAGAATCAGAGCCGTCAACACCAACAAGTGTCTTACCAATACCGAATGAAATCCATTCACCGCCGCCAAATATAACAGCGGGATTGGTCTGAACTGTTGAGATGTAGATTGAACCTATTGGATAAACGGTCTTCCATACATCTCCAATAATCTTTGAAATATCAATGTCTTTTATGGCATCTTCGATAGCCCTATCGATTGATACTTTCAATTTCTTATCATCAAATCCATATGCATTAGTTGCCATTTGCCTTCACCTTCTTGTTATATGATGCCTTGCTTATACCAAGAAGAGTGCCAAGGAATACATCAATAGCAGATATAGTACCTACGATCTCTATTCCATAAGGCAATCCCCAAATCTTTGACAAAGCAAAATATAATGTGGCAAGTGCCGGGAGAACAATCTGAGCAATGTACTTAAGTACATCATATACCTTGTTATTTTCAAATACCATGTTAGAAAACCTCCTTTATTTTGAATTTTCTACACGTACTAATCGATCGTCCATATCCTCAACTTTTTGTTCAAGGGCGAATGTGCGTTCAATTACCTTATTGTGTTTCTCAACCTCTTTTGTAAGTGCTTCGATCTTATAAACCGTTACACGATTAGCCATTACTGCTGATACCAGTCCGCAAACAATAGTTCCGACTGCAGTAATAATGGCAATTAACACTGCATTGTCAACCATTATACAACCTCCAAACTCTTTTCACATATGAAGCCTTCATAAATATAAAGTTCATCTTCGTATCGTATGTACGGCCAATCTACTCCATTTGTAACGGAATAGTAACCATAGCAACGAACTTTAGTATTAATCGAGATCTCCGTAAGGATTTTAGAATTTGATGAAGGTCCATCTTTAATAGCTGCTTTAGAACTCTTTACTTTAAATTCTCTATTTAGAGCTTTATCGGGTCCTTTAGAAGCAGGTTTTGAAGCCTTAATCAGTTTCTTTTCAGGAGTAGGAGGTGTTGGTTCCGGAGGTTCTGGAGAAGGTTTTGTATCGTATCTCGGATGACCATATCCAAGAATCTTGGAATCCGTTCGATTGTATGTCTTCTGAAATACACCCTGTTTACCATTCTTAGAAGTATTCCATTCTTCTGTCTTTACCTGCTTATCAGTGACCTTTATAACCAATCCAACATGCTCAGGATCTTTATCCTTATCATGATTGAAAAATATAATGTCACCAACTTTAGGATTCTTATCGTATCTCTCAGCAGATTCGAAATATGCCTTATAATACTTTACACCAGCTGCTGCACAAGGAGAATTAGGAAGACACAATACATACCTAGTCTTGCTTACTGACCATCCGGAAGCCTTAAATATATCCCAAATGGTTCCAACGGCGCAATATGCAGACCCCTGTTTATTGCCATTAAGAATTGACTTACCTTTCTGGTAAATATCACGAGCGTACTTTGTATAGTTTTTGTTTCCAGCATTCTTAGTCTTATCATCAAGATAAGCATTTGACTTCTTTTCTAAATATCCATCTTCTTCAATAGCGATGTTAACAACATCCTCAACATATACATTAGCCATTGTTGTTACCTCCTTCCGTTAAAATATAACTTGGGTATTCTTTATAACCTGAAGTATCCAAACAGCGGATAAATTCGGTTATTCTTACTGGGGATGAGATATTGTAAATCCCTTTGTACTGTAATAGATCGCCCATCCAATAATCCCTACCATATACAAAATAATCTTCCACTATCTTTCCATCTAGTATCTGATTTATTTGCAATTTGGCTAATTCTTCATTGCCTTTTTGTATCACTTGCTGTGTGTATTCTTCTGTAGATAATTGCTCACCAGTTTGTGCATCTGTAGAGCTTAAACCAGAGTCTATACAAGTTTCGAATCGATTAAGACCAGAAACCATTTCATCTCCAGCTATTACTCTAAATTTATTATGGTCATCGCCACCACCAGATGGCTGCTCTAAGGCCTCGCCATTAACCAATGCAACATTCTTATATGGCGTTTTATCTGCAGAATATCTAGATTCTATAATATTATCGTAATCTTCAGAAAATATAACATATGGATTATCTGTTTGATTACAAGATCTATCTGTTCCAGAATATAAATAGAATACAAAGATATTACCTAGCAAACGAATTCTAAATCCAAGATTAAAAGACTGACAAAGAGCGCATACTGTATCATATATATTATCACCGTCAAACTGTATAGAAGAAAGATTGCAATTAGCTATATTTGCATCGTCATTAGTTTGAAATATAAAATTTGGAATGGCTCTTTCTGTTCTAGATGGGGAAATTACATTATCTGTTAATAATTGCTTTATAACATCTTGAACGTTTCCGCTAAGAGTAACAAAACCCCAAACTATTCTACGATCCAATATAGATTCTATAGATCTTCCTTTTACGATAAGTTTATTTTCACTTCGTATCTTTTCCTGCCCATCTATTCCTTCGATAACCATTACAGTATCAGATTTATTAATTCTGGCATAATAGCCAATTTTACAATATTGTGCAAGTGTACTATTTAAATCCCCAGCAATTTCGAAATCTCCAGCTTTATTATATCGTTCAGTCCAAATCAAGGACTGATAGTCATCAACAATACCAACTATATTAAAATTGGAATCAAGTATTGTTACATCCATACCGTCCATGATTCAGACCTCCAGATATTATGTAGTAGTTATATGTTTAAATACTCTTAATTTCTTAAATTTGTATCCAGATGGATTTCCGAGCCAACCAGCATTCGTTCCAATATAGAACCTATTATGATCAGGATCAGCCATAGCATCAGCAAAATAACCACCAAAAGAGAAACCATTAGAAATTAGAATTTTATTTGTGTATAATGTCCCAGTCTCAAGATTTACACAAATGTTTCTTGCGGCAGATACAACATTGGTAAAATTATTTGATGGGGTTACAAATGTCGTATAAATCCATTTAAATCCGTCGGCCAAGCCCATAAAATCCAATCCACAACTATATGCTGATTTTGGAGATGCCCAGAAAGAGAAAAAGGCACGGGAACTCTGTGTTGAGGCATACGCTTCGGCTTCTATCTCAATATCAATCTTAGACCAATCAGTTATCGGAAGTTCATGAAAATCTTCGCTATATACTGTTTGATCTGCTGAGTTGGTATTAAAAACTATACCATCTGATGTTCGAGAAATATCGGCGCCAACAATTGTAAACGATTTATTATACGTTTTAGATGTTAAGCTTTCTGTAAAATCCCATTCATCTACCAATTCTCTATCCCATGTTATATCGCCAGGATCTCCAACGGGAATCCCTAATATCTCTTCTGCAAAATCGCCTAATCTCATCGGATCTGTTTTGCCAGTCTTGCTTTGGATTGCTAATGCAATATCATTGATGTGCTGTTCATTATATAATTTCTTACTCATTTCAGAAAACCCCCTTTATTATGAATTTTCTATAGGGTAATACAATGAATCACCATCAACAACGGAATCCATTACAAAATATCCAACCTTCAATCCACTAGCACTAGAATCTAAGATCCAAATATTTGAAATTCCATCATTAAGCATTGGTGTATTATTACCATCATATGTGTATTCGTCATAATATGCTTTAACGAAATCGTGAGCGATGGCACCATATTCGAGCTGCAAAGCAACAGATCCAGATACTGGAACGCTTACACCAGATACAGAAATATCAAGTGCAATACTTGTTAATGTTTCAGGGATTTCAAATGTTATTGTTCTTGTTGCATAATCAACAACATATCCCGTAGTGCCATTAATGAGTACGCCAGCACCAACATCTTCAGTATCACTTATACCGTCAAATGCGATTGAAAGCGTATACTTCTCACCAGGCCTAAATGTTGAAATATCAATGGGTAATACACAAGATATTGGAGAAGAACCAGACGTTCCGCCAATTCCAATCTTTCCATTACTTAATAATTCAAATGTAAGGTCCCCAGAAGTATAATCGTCAAAACGATCAAATCTAATAAGATTCCTTCCAGCTACTGCAAACTTATTAGTGACGCCCAATGTATTAATCCACATCTTCTTAACATTCTCATTAGGAAGAGCGTTCGGTATGTATACGAATTTCTGCCCCATAACATATGTTACAAGACCACCACTTGATGGCTCAAGACTACTCTTAACCGCTAAAATATCAAGAGTATTACCAGATGTTATTTCAGTAGCAAGACGAATACTAACAGGAGTTGAAGATGTAACTATATAGTAATCAACTCCAGGACTTAAGCGAAGACCATTAAGAGTAAGTGTTAGTAAATCGTGTGAATTATATACATAATCTTCCATATCAAGATATATAATATTTGATGCTGGAACCTGTACAACTTTATGATACTGAACCAAATATGCACCGACTGTCAAATCCTGAGTTAATGTAGCATACCAAGATTCCATGTCATTAAGTATCTCTTGGTATCTAGCAACATATTGCGATGCTACTCCAGAAACATCAATCTGTTCTATTAATCCTGCGACCCAACCGCATACTTCAGCTTCTCCTCTTGTATCTGCGATCATAGATTCTGTTATTTCTGTTATACCATATTTAACAGATATCAATGCTAAACTAAGTTCATAGTAATCACTATTTCTAGTAACGCCAGGAGTAGTTTCATTTTCCAAATCAGACTTAAGAACTATCTCCATAACCCTATCAACATAATTTACTCTAAATACTACTCTATCTGTTCTAGAGTGCCCTTCTAATAATACTGAAGGTACAGTTAAAGTGAAATCTCCTTCTATATCCTCTTCGAGTATCATTTTATGACCTTCTATCCATCCTTGACCTGGATTAACTTTTACAGTCATACCTTCTTTCGGGCTAACCTGCAATTGAGTTTGAGGTGTTGGAAATACGCCATTACCAATTAATTGAGCCAAATATCCACAGAAATCTTCGTTGTTATAAAGACGATCATACTGGCCACCTTCATTAATCTGTGCATTGAAAAAATATCCATTAATATGAGCCATTATTAACCTCCTTTATATACCTACAAAATAGTTATTAAATTTTATTGTTAAGTTCATTCTATCTAATGTAATTCCAGAAGTTACAGGATAGATCAAATGTGTTATAGTTCCAACTGATTGATCAATAGAAATAGTATATTCTCCTTCTGGAACACTAATATTTAACTGTACATCTGAAATATCAATGTCATTAGGTGTTTCAAGAAGATTTCCTTCTGAGTCATAAATATTAGTTAATACACCATTCAATGGGTCTATATAACCGCCATAGAAAGGATCTGGTGTTTCTGGTGTTTCTGAATTCTGTGAACCAGAATTAGATCCTGGATAAATAGGACATACTATCGGTTTTGATTCATCATAATTCGGATCCGGAACCGCATACCAAACCGTTCCGCTATAATGTGTAGTCATCTCTTCCCATTTATAAGGACAATTGTAGTCCTCTTCATTGTATGTTACTCTATCCCAATCAATGGTATATTCTTTATCATTTATATAAAATATAATTTTTCTATATCCTTCTGAATTAAAATTAATCTTTGCTCGTAAATATCCGAGTTCACCGGCAACTCCATCAGATATAGTGTAAGTATTAGACTCCGTGTCAATGTTCAAATACTGATATACATAATTAACGTTCTTATGTATCTTCATATTTGCAATTAAATTATCAGCAGAGGTTATCTTAATCTTATCGACTATCGCTGAATCAAATAATATAAAGTCACAAATATCATCAAGTGTCGGCGTGTCAACTTTTGTTTCTTCGTTTAATTGAGCGATAAAATATGTGTTATTATTATTAAACCAATTAGCATTAAAACTCGTTGAATAATATGCTTTCTTTACTGTCTTTGTTTTTCTCTTATGCTTTTTCCAATATACTTTCTTCTTCGCCTTATGGTATTTGAAATGGTCATGAGAATATGTATCCCAATTCTCTGCAATTACTATACATAATTTGCCATCATTATCCCAATAACAAGCATTAATTTCATTACCCATCTGTTTGAAATAATATACTATTTCATCAACAGAACTAGCGCCATTAAACTCAGGATGGTAAACGAATCTATTAGAATATACTTCTGTATTTGCCTTTAATGTAGTTAAAGTACATTTAAACATGGCAATAAGATAGTATCTTTCTTTAACAGTTGTAACTTTATTTTCTGATATAACTGTTGACCAGTTTCCATTAGAAGATAAATTAACTGCTATTTTCTTGCTCGTAACTTGTAAGAAACCATTATTAATATCAACATAACCAGCCCCAAAATCATCAGCAGTTATTGTAGCTTCCTGGTCATCTGCTATCATATCTGCTATTGTACGATTATAAGTCATTGACTTACTTGTATAGTCATACAAGTCTGGGTCAGTATTATCATCATGCCAATAGTCTTTATATGCTGAAAATTCTATTGTGCTTGGTATGTTTAATTCTTTTGGTTTATCTATTGTCGGATTTGTATTCGTTTCTTCTGTAGTTTCTTCTTTTACATAATCTGTTGAAGTATTGATGGTTAATGAATCTATAGAATAGTTATGCCTATAAATAGAGAACTCTGCTTCTTTATCGGAAAATATTCTAGTTATTTCATCACCATGTCCTATGGCAAATAGAGTTTTACCTGGTTCCAAACTAAACCAAGTTGAACCGTCTTTTATACCATTAATAATGTTATAATAAGATCCTTTTCGTTTAAGAACGATCGATTTACTGCCGACCGTTGTATCGATTATTATTTTATCATTAGCATCCATATTTACATTAACACCGAAATAAGTTCCATCGGTTTTATTGTAAATTATTGGATTGGATATGTCTTGGAGTGCTGTGATTTCCATTGTACATCCTGTCTCAGCTTCTCCGACATTGTTTACTTCTATTTGATCACCGCTATAAACATAGCCAAATAATAATTCAGGTGTCTCCAATGAAGTAAAAGGAAAATGAAATGCTGAATAGGTTCTAGCGAGAGTATAATTCATTTCCTCTTCAGTATAAAGAAATGGACTTTCACATCTTATTTGTATTGATGTTCCTTCCAAATCTGAACTCCATATTGTAGGTTCATTTGACTCAACGTAGCCAGTGGTTATGTAAGTTCTGGTATCAGTTTCAATAAGCATTTTAAGCTTTCCTTCAACTGGAAACCACCTGTAAGAATCATGTCTAACATCCTCGATAGAGGACGAGGTATCAAGAAATACTAGATCTAATCTAATAGTTCTTGACCCCCGCCTACTACCTTGGAATTTAGCACCTTGTTTTGAGGCATAATCTGCCATTGTAATATTAGCTTTTACTGGTCCCAAACCAGTTGCTTGTTTAACGGCAAATCCAGAAAGCTCGGGATTGTATAAATCAAGAGTTAATGATTTGCTTGAATCCCTCGTTAGGGGGATAATCTCAAACTTTTTTATCATGATTATGCCTCCATTTTGAATTTTTTAATGATTAATTTTAACTACCAATTTTAGAGATATAAGATAAATTAATATTACTAGATTTTACACCAACAGCATTTAAGACGCCATTAATAGTTGAATTATTACTAAGCAAACTTTCTGTGTTTCTATAAATATCAATCTGAGAGAGTGACTCAGGCGAATAGTTATTCTGATTAAATACAATATTCGCTGAAGATGCATCCTGTATTGGAGCACTAGAAGTAATACCATTTGCAGAATCAAATCCAGTTACAACCTTATTGATGTCAATGCTACTGAAGTTACCAGATTTAAGCTGTCCAAACATATCTACTGCGGAATCAACATTAACGCCGATACCAAGTTTATCAAACATTCCTTGAATGGCTTCTGTTCTACCTTCTACTGTAGAAAGATCAACGTCTGGTTTAATGACAAAAGCGTCATTACTAAACAAACCAGAATTCATTAATACGTTTTTGATTTTAGGAATAGCAGTTTTAAGATCTTGTGTTAAGCCGGTCACAGCCATTTTGCCACTATCTTCCATTCCTTCAATGTAGATATTGTTTAGATCTTCAGTAAGATTCTTAAATGTTTTTGCTGGTAATGGGTCAGAAAAGCCTTTTGCAAAACCCTGTGCGACATATGCCGCTGCTTTTTGTGCTCGTTTAGAAGGGGACTTGATTTTCCAATATGTAATAAATTCGTTATATACATCTTCGGTAAGGAATTTTCCAGCTCCAATTTTAGAAGCTTCTCTGGCCATATCTTCTTTAGCTTTTTTTATAGCATTTTCTATTGTGTAATCCTGTTTTCTATAGTAATCATATAACGTTTTAAAAGCACTTCGAGCTTTTCTATAATTAGTATTGGCATCTACTTGCTGTTGAGCTACATCAAAAGGATCTCCTTCGCCAGTGAGAGAATATGCTAATGCTTTACCAGCTGTTTTTAAATCTTCATTATTTAAAACAGCATCGAGTATACTGTCCCCAAGTCGACCGATGAAATCTGTAAAATATTTTGTTACATCCTTCTCTACGCCAGCTGCACCATCTTCAATTTGATTTAATGCTGCTTCACCAGATGCATCAAGATCCGCTTTTTCAGATGAAGCATCTTCTTCAAATTTCGGTTCTGCTTTCCATACTATAGGGAATGGTGCCTCAAGACCAAAGAACCTAAATATAATATTAACAAGCTCTTTAATAATATTCCAGACACATTCAATTATTTCTTCTCTATGATTAACAAGACCATCGACAAGACCCTTTATGATCGCAATACCGGCCGATACTAATTTTTCACCCAAACCAGGTGCTTTCTGTTCTATTGTATCACATAATAGCCCTAGCCATATTGGAATATCAACGGTTAAACGGTCAATAAAATGTTTAATGACGTCATAAAGAATATCACCAATCTGTATAAGAACACTTTCTATTGTTTTGCCATTTTCTTTTAGCCATGGATCAAGAGCATTAACAACGTCTGATAATCTATTAAGTATTAACAAGAATGTTTGCTGTATTGATGTGCTTATTGCATCTTCTATGATACCAAATATAGATTTAATTGCTTCTTTTAATGGTTCTCTCTTTTCTTCAAGTTTTTGGCCTGCTTCAATAACACCATCAGCAACACCCTCTATAATATCACTAAATAATGCACCAAATTGTTTAGCTCCATCTTTAAGTACTTGATTAGCTTCTTTATCTTTACCTAATGATTTAAGTGTCTTTAATAATCTATTAATTCCTTTAGTTATTAAATCAACTGACTTACCAATCATTAACGCTGCTGCGCCAAGAGCAAGAAGTAAAGCTGCTAATATACCAACAAGTACTCCAACTGCTATTAAACCTTTAGTTCCTATTATTTGTTTTTCGCCAAGAACTGCAAGGATGGTCATTATTACAATTAAACCACCAAGAATGATACCCATCCACATAAGGGCTTTACTCATTCCTTCAAGATCTTCTACAGTTCCTAATGCGACAGCTAATAACGCAAGACTTCCAAATACTAATGCAAGTACACCCATCATAGCGACTATGGCGTACATTGGTTTCGTGTCTACTTTAAGCGCACCGGCTATAACCATTATTATTGCTATTACTGCTATTATTCCGCCTAAGGCGAGTATGCCCCAATTTAGGGCTGTAATAGCAGCAGGATCTACATCTTTCAATTGAGATCCGGCATATCCTATTGCAGCTATCGCTACTGCCATTATAAATATAATAGCAGCTACCAAACCAAGTGTAACATTTACTTTCTTAATCTGATCTGCTGATGCGAACTTCGTAAGAAGTATAACGCCAGCCAATATAACAGCAACAGTAACCAATATAATGCCTAATACAATTCCAACCGCTACTAATGCTTTAGTAATCGCATCGGGTGACATTACTGAGAATGTTGTTGCCAACAATGCTACGTTCCTTAATATACTACCTGCTGCCTGACCAATTACAAATATAATTACAGCTATTGCGCCTAATACCCATGTAACTGACTTTACGGTTTGAGGTCCCAAGCCTTTTTGACTAGCTGCGTTTCTTACCATCTCTGTTGTAAACAACATAATTATAGCAACCATAGAAAGCATTATGCCCATAGTTACTACTAACGCGGCTATTGCTGGTCCCATTCTACCTATGTTAGCAGCTGTCGCAACTAATACTACTTTCTTTAATATACTTCCGGTTGCTTGTCCTATTACAAATATAATAAGAGCAACAACGGCTAATACTTTCGTTAACTCTTTTATCTTAGAGCCAGATGCAATCTTATTCTCTTCAGTTTCATTCAATAACTTTCTTAAGAATATAAAGATTACAGCAATTAAGCCTATCATAAAACCGCCAACTACAACAAATGTGCCAATTGCTTGCCAGAAACCTGCTCCAGTCGGGATCAACGATAACAATTTTATAGCTGTTGCTATCTTTATTACTGAATGAGCAAACACATATATGATTGCAGCCACAGCGATCAATGATGTCGATAATGCTTTTGCTTGTTCATTGGTCATTGCCTTACCATTCTTGGGCTTCATTATATCCTTCAACATTTTAAAAGTTATAACTAGTAAACCGACCATGACCGCCGATATAGCAATAAATGCTATTCCACCTTGTATAAGTGTTCCGAGTTTTATCTTACCGAGTACAACTATTGCAGCTGTAACAAGCAATACACCAACAACAAATACACCAAGAACGGCAGCTAATCCAACTAACGGTTTGAATGCGTCGTTTTCAGTAACAGATGAACCACTAGTACTTCTACCAATAGATAACTTACCGAAAGAAAGACCATTCTTAAACATATAGTCTTCACCAGTAGATGATCCGCCTCTTAATGCTTTTGCCATGTATGCAACTGCACCTATAAATACACCCATAACAGCCATTATAAGAAGTGTTGCACCCAAACCTCTAAGTAAGACATCAACATCCATCTTACCAAGAACATATATAGCTCCTGTAACAGCCCATACACCAACTATAAATATAACAAGTATAGCTGCTATTGTCTTAAGGACATCTTTCATAGCCTTAAGACGTTCTGTCTTAGCATCAAATCCTGTAATATTTGCTATGCTAGAATCAATATTTTTTCCAAGATTCTTTATACCAATACTAATATTATAAATACCAGTGCCAATCTTATAGTGGCCAAAAGCAGCCAACATTCCAGTTAATGCAAGACCAATCTTATCCCATGGTGTATTGGCAAAGAAATCTTTAAACCAATTTAAAATATCAGTTAAAATATTTCCCTTTTCTTTTGCTTCTTTTGCATCTGATTTGCTTAAATTAAAAGATTTAAGTTTATCAATAAATGAGCTAGATTCTTCAGTTGGAATATCAGAGACACCAACCATGGAAATAAGATCTTTCTTAATTCCGATTTGTCCTTTACCGCCTATTCCACTGAATGAAGCAAAACCAGTTTTAGCATTATCTAATGCACCACTAACCTTGTCGGCGGTATTACCAACTTTATCTAAAGCATTACTAACTTCAGTAATTGCATCTTTAGCATTTGATGCTTCATCAGAAGTACCACCAAATAAATCTTTTATAAAACCCAAAGGACTATCAAGATCAATAAATCCATTTGTTAAGTCTTTTACTTTATCTTTAAAATCATCAAGATATGGTTTAATCTTATCAAATATCGGACCGAGTTTATCACCAATCCAACCAAATACTTCTTTCGCTTTGTCACCAAAGCCTTTCATAGCTTCTTTTATCTTAGCCCATGCATTCGGCCAGTTTTCAATTGCAATCTTTGCAAATTCAAGTATTTTCTGACCTATAGCTCCTATAACATCAAATACTCCTTTTTCAGAAAGCCAGCCAACAACATCTTCACCAATTTCCCATACGTTAAGAAGTACTTGACCGAGAAAATCAATAGCAGAACATATGCCATTTATTATACGATCCCAAACACTAAGACCTTCTTCTCCTTCTTCTGCGGTTTTAAATACCCCGCCTAAAAGATCAGATATCTTAATAATAATTGGTGATACAGCATCAAATACATGACTAGCTATTTTTGCAATTCCACCGATTATCTTTACTGCAGTTGCTATTATCTTGCCAAGAGTGGATACAAATTTCTTAAATCCATCAGTATTAACAAATTCTCTTACCTTCTCTGTAGCATTCTTGAAACTTTCAGTAAATTTATTAAGTGACTTCCTTGCTTCTTTTGGATCTGCTTCACCATTTACAACTTCTGCAAAGTCTTTTAATGGCCCACTAGTTCCAAATATGGCTTCACCAAGGGTTTTAAATACATCTATTACTGCACCAAGAATATTCTTAAGACCGCCAAAGACATCACCAAGATAATCATGGTTCCAGATCTCAGCTTCTTCTAATTCTAATTCAGTCTCGGCAGCGGCCAATTCTCTTATTTTCTTAGTTTGTTCTTCAGTTGCTTTATTATACTTTTCGATAGCCATGGCGTGAATGAAATCTTTCGTCTCGCTATCTTTCATTAATTTTTCTACTTCTTTTTTAGAATGGTCTTTAAGTAATTGCTGTTTATACCATTCTCTAGTAAGTGACTCATACTGTTTCAAAGAATGAACATTATCGTCATTCATCTGTCCCAAATATGTAGCCATAGCTATCTTTTTCTGCTGTGTTTTAGAAATACCAGTTGAATTCTTAAATACAGCAAGGGTTTCTTTTTCTATTTGCTTATATGATTTGTAGTTTTTACCAAGTTCTTTAGATGCGTCTTTAAAATATTTATTGAGCTTATCAATTTCCATATTCTCTTTAAGCTCATCACCACTTAATCCAAGATATGGACTATTTGGATCTAATTGCAATATTTCGCTTAACACATCGATGATCTTAGTAACGGTATTTAAGAAATCATTAAGAGGTGTTTTTCCTTTTTCAAAAGCTTCTACAAAATTCTGTACATGAATAGTAGCAACGCCAATGCTATTATTAATAAAATTCGTTATTTTTTCAGGAATTTTTAAATCATTTAAAGTTTTTGCTATTTGAGAGATGCCATTTTTAACAACTTGCAAAAACTTAACAAGAGGTCCGCTATTCTGTATTAATGGCTGAATAAACAATGCACCAAGACGACCCATTGCTGCACCAATATTTGCGGTTACGCCATTCAATGTTTCATTTGCTTCTTTTGCTGTACTAAAGAAGCTTTCAAATGCATCAGAAAATAATTCAGCTGATATCTTTTTCTTAGATGCTAAACTAAGTATTTCTTCAGCTGTTATTAAGTGATTTACACCCTTTTTAAGATCTTTATTTAACTGTTTTCTATATGCTATACTTAATGGGTTTTTCGTATTATTTACGAATTTTGCTACTTCTTCCGCGCCATTTATACCGAGCAATGATAATCTGCTGAATTCATCACCCATTGCATGGCCTTTACCAGCCGCATCTGTAAAAATATCAGCTACTTGTTCATAAGCAGCACCAGTAGTACCAGCAACACCAGAAATGGCATGTAATGCTTTATTAATTCTCTTTAAAGCTTTTTCATCAGTTCCAAAAGTAGAAGCTAATGTAGAAGCAGCCAATGAAGCTTGATCAAGACCGAAAGCAGTATCGGTAACAGCTTCACTTACCATATCTTTTATTCTTGTAGTTACTTTTTCAGCTTTTTCACCCTCAAGACCAGAACGTTCGATCAAACCTTTAATCTGAAATGCAGAATTTTCAAGTTTTGATGCTCTTGCATAACCTCTCTGATATACTTGATTAAATATATTTTTAACTGCGCCAGATGCTTTTTGAGCCATCTGCTGAAACTTATTCATAGTATCTGTTGTTAACTTATTAACTACAGATCTACCAATAGTACCAAGTATGCTAAAACTATTTTTTATTCCATCTATAGACTTTGACATATGTGAAAAGTCTACGTTTGAAATTGCTTTATCTAAATTCTTTAAAGCTTTTGTACCTTCAAGAAGGTTAATATCCTTCTCCATGAGCTTTATAGATTGACGAGATTGAGCTACTGCTTCTTCAAATTGTTTATTGTCAAACTTCATCTCGACAACTTTTTGGTCAATTGTTCTACTCATGAATCGGTTACCTCCTTCCAAGCATCTTGTGCCAATTTGTCAAATATAGGAGCAAGAGCTGGGTTAATATAATCTCTTCCCTTTACATAACCACCGTTTTGAGTAGCATGACCATATTGAAGCATTATGGCTATATTAAACCAACCTTCTGAAATATTGTCATTATACCATGTTAAAGTATAGTTTTTAGCTTGCTTGTCATGAACTATCTCATATCTCCATGAATCAGCAGTTTTTCCACTATCTTTAGGTGTCGCATTTCTTAATGCTGTTACTCCCATTTTTCCATATTTTCTTAAATCTACATATCGTATAGCATCTTCAACTTTATCAAAAAATCTATTAAGATTTGAAAAATCACCTTTACTCTTAGTAACTATACGACTCATATCTTTTTACCCCTTTGAATTTAATTTTGCTCTTCTCTGAGCATTTAACATCTTATTTCTTGCATAAATCTCGGAATTTGACATTTTCTTCTTATCGGGATTATTTTGAGCTTCCGTTTCTTCATTACATACTCTTATTAATGTTAATAAACGATTTATATGCCATTTTTCACAAGAAAAAGGTAATTGATATGCTGACATCCAATAATAGATTAATTCATTAGTAACTATTTTATTAGCCGCATGCCCACCTTTACCGCCTTTTCCATCTGCAAAGGTTGTAGCGGTCATTGGGTTTTCTATATACTTTTTTATGTCTATAATGTTGTCTTCTGACATCGATAAAAGGACATTAGGATCTACATTTTCCGGAGAAGGTTTTACACACATAAAATGTATATAGTCCAATAATTCAACATCGGTCATGGCTTTATTGTTAAGGAATGATTTATGCCATTTTGCTTCCCATTTAGATATAGAAAGTAGGGAATGCTCTAAGATTAAAACCACGGGTTCCTTCGGAAAATATGTAAACTTATTAGTAGATTCATTATAATATTCTGCAGGTTCAATCGTAATCTCAAGCATTCCCTTCCTCCTTATTAGCCATTAGTTAAAGGACTAATATCAATTCCATGCTCTGCTGCAATCTTCTTTCCTTCAGGGCTCTTAATCTTATTAACATAATTCTGAGGAAGAATTCCTGTTATAAAATTCGTAGCTCCATTTTCAGAAGTTATGATGTAATCCATAAATGCCTCATAAGCAAGAGAATTCTTAAACTTATTATATGCTTCTTCTGACTTAATGAATTCTTCACCATCATCAGAAATAACACCATAAGATACCCTAACAAGTTCTTCAAATGTATTATAGATAGCTGCAGTATCATTCTCATCAATTATCTTCTGATAATACTTATCAATACCGCCTTCTTTAGAGAACTGAAGTTTTCTTATTTCGGAAGGTGTAAGATTGAATCTAAGAACCTTCTCTCTCTGCTCTCCATTCCAATTCTCATATTTTGCTGTAAATTTCCACATAATAATTTTATCCTTTCTGATTTAAAAATATTAAAAGGGGCGAGGTCTTTTTGATGAGTGTGGCTTAAGCACTCAGTTTATTTGAATGACATGGTGCCCCGCCCCTTTTAACCTAAGTTAGAAAAATGCTGCCATTTTGAAATTAAGCAGCTGCAAGTATTGTCAGGATCTCATCAGGCAACGGGAGTCTAGCTTCTGTAGCACCACTCGTTATCCTCTCGTAATATGTGACACCCTGCTCAAATTCACTACCAGTAAATACTGTATAATCTGCCTCTGTCTCACCAGAACCAGTCTTTGTATAATATGTCTTTCCTGTAGCGGGCTCGGAATCCTCAGTTTCTACGAAGGAAACTGTACCATCAGAGCCATAGATAATATTCTCAAGACCAGTAAGCTTAAGTTTCTTTGCATCTGTATCAAAATCTGTAGATCTGAGTACAAGATGAGCAATAGGCTTAATTGCCTTACCATTATCGTCCTTCTTAGATACAGTCACAGGTGTTGTAGAGATTTCCCAGCTCATCTCAGCAGCTTCAGGAGAATCATTTACAGTTGAACGTGTCTTAGAAGAAGGAGCGGCATTACAGCCATAAATGAAGTGGAGCTCATAGCCATAATCTGTACCAAGCTCATCGTTACCAAGGAGAGTTCTATAAGAAAGACCAAACTTCTGTCTTGTCTGACCCTTAAGGTGAACAAGTCCACCACCAGCTGTTGTAGAACCATCGCAAGGACCGAACTCATCCGGATATGTATAAGCGTTAATAGTTGCTCCGAATTCCTCATTAGAAATGAGGTTAAGATACTTAATGTTATCAGCCCAAATAGCATTTGCTTCTGCACCAGAAGGCGACTCATCGATTGATGTCAAGCCATTCCATGCTACGCCCTTAGGATACTGATTACCAACCTGAGGATAGAGAACACCATGATCCACACCAGTCTCATAAAGTCTCTTACCTTCCTGATCCCAAATCAATTTCATAATTTTTTCCTCCATTAAAAGTATAAATTAAAAACAGCATGATTTAAATTATCTGCTTTATATGTTGTTTCATGCGTACAATACATAAACTTATCGAGCATTTGCTTTATTACATCGTCTAGTTCTTCAACATCTCGTGTAATATAAGTTATTGCCCATCTTTTTGTTCTTAGATATGATAAATTATCGGCATATTTTGAATCTGTATTATTCATCACAAATCTAAAACATGGGAATTCCATTTGTATAGATGTTGGTGGATCATAATACACATTTTCGGTAATAGTGTATAAAATATCACGAATCTGTTCCCATTTAAGCTCGTTCGCCATTATAGACACCTCCAAGCACTATGGTAATTCTAGGATAACCGAGTGTAACACTACTAACTGACCAATAAATATCATTCCAACGAACATAACGGATAGAATCCCAATGTTGTCTTGCATAAAGATCGGCTAATATTGTTATTTCATTGTTAACCTTATATTCGGAATTTGTACTATTACTAGATGGATTCCAGTGCCTATTGTCTCTTGGAACATCTCCAGTATAAGGCAGTTCTTTAATATGCGGTTTAAATAATCCAGGTTTTTCTTCTTCATCTTTAACCCAGAAACCGACCTTTCCTGCAAACTTCATTGTAATTCCTCCTAAATATAAACAAAGGCCATATAGTCAAAGTGGAACAAAAACGTCATATAGTGTCGTCTAGTATGTGTTAGTAAGTTTTTTAGGAGATATGTGCGACTATATGGCCCTCATTTATCTTAATTAAGCGGCTACCTCGTTCTTATAAAGTGTAATAGCAGAGAAAGGCTTTGTAAGAGCGCCAGAGATCCTAGTCTCAATCAGGTACTCGTACTTGTTGAAGTTGAGATCGAAGTCATCGAACAGGGAGATCTGACCACCCTTATCGCAACCAACAGAATAGTCATTAAGATTAACGATGAGACCGATAAGATCCTTATCTACATCCACATTGCCAACCTTAACGGGAACCTTATGACCCTGCATAACCTCAACCGTTACGATACGTGATACACGAAGAGCTGTAGCAACCTCTGCTTCAGACTTAAAGAGTCTGTGACCAATATCATCCTTCAAGAGAAGGAGTGTGCTAAGAACGCGCTCTGTTGTGAAGAAGATCGGATTTCCAGAACCCTTGTATCTTTCACGTGCAAGAATTGCATCATCAAGAAGCTGATTAGCAACTACAAAATCAGAAGAGCCTGCAGGAACATTTACTGCATACTTGATGTTGAAGAGAGATACATCATTTACGATAGGACGTACATGAGCTTCCTGGATCTTGTACTGATCAGAACCAAGCCTACCATCACCAATAAGGATAGCACGAGCGATTTCCTCGTCAAGCATTACTCTCATCTCTGCCTTGATCCAAGCAACAACATCGAAGTCTGTAATATCAATGATGTCATCGCGATCCATCTTCTGAAGCTTGTAAATGGTCTGAGGATCAGTTGTTCTCTTCAGAGTTGTGAATACCTCTGAGATCTTCTCGTCACCCTTTACATAACCTCTTGCCCTTGCTTCATCCTCTGTGATGTCTGCGAACAAAGACTTAACTCTTGTATAAGGGATTCTGTGTACGCCGCTCATAACAACGGATACCCAATCCATCTTCCTGGAGATCCAGTCGGGAGTAGCCTTAGCTGCTCTGTAATCAGGGAAAAGCATATCAGAATCATTAAATCCATATGTCTGATGACCAGTTGCAGTCTCCATACCTGTTGTGTCGATGGAATGTGCAAGAACTGCACCATCTGTATAATCCTCAAATGCCTCTTTAAGGGAACCGCATCTCCTAGCATTAGAGATGATTGTTTCCATATCGGAATGGCTCAAGAATGTGCCTTCCTTCTCTCTTGCCTCGTTGTCGAAAATGTTGCTGTGTGCCATTTCTTTTTCATCCTCCTCATCGTCTGATTCTTCATTAAGTTTTCCTGATCTTGCATCTTCAATTGCTGCACCAATCATAATATTCATTGCTTCTCTCTGCTCATCAGTCATTGTATCAATGACATCCTTAACAGTCTTTTCTTTCTTTTCTGAATCTGCCACTTTAGATTCCTCCTTAGATTTGTCTTCTGAATGGGCTATGGCCTCTTCTTCAGTTGTTTCTTCTTTTGTGACTTCTATTGGTTCACTATGTTCAAGAATAAGGCTTTCATTTGTATAGATGATTCCTTCATCCTCCCAGTCATCCATAGGCTCATTAGAATGGGCAACCGACTCTATAAAAGCACCAGGATTTGCTCCAGAAAGAACAAGACTAACCTCTCTGATTACACCATGAAGTACATCAGATCCAGCCTGCTGAAGATTATTAGCCCAAATACTAAGAGCTTCTACATCTCCATGCTTAACCTGTTCCTTGGCATCCTGGCCCTGTTTCGTATTATTAAAGAAACCATATGCAAATACACCATCGTCTCTAGTTTCGAGAAGTGCGTGCCCAAGAACACAATCCGGTGAATTATGCTGATGGTTCCATACAAGGGGCACTTTCTTACCGTCATTAGCAGTAAATGCCCCATGCCTAATAACACGACCGTCGGCACATTTTAGATCATTCTTTGTAGCCCAGCCACAAAAATCATAACCTGTTACTGACATTGTCATGCCTCCTTAAAAATATTAATAAATTTTATTTACTCAATAAATATCTAGCTTACTTTATGTTTTCGCTTCTATTTACCGAATTAATAAAAACTTATTCATTTTGAAATTATTCGATGTCTTCTGAAAAGTCTTCTTTGTCCGCTAAGGCATCGACGCCATCCATAAGTTCAGGATCAAGTTCAAGTTCTTCTTCAAACTCTTCACCTTCTCCCCCTTCCGCTTCTTGAGCTTCTTCAGGATGATTAATATTACTATTACGTAACATATCTGCTTTAGGATCATCAGAAGGTTTCTTTCCGACGATAGCACGAATCTCATTCTTAGTAAAGATCTCGTTTCTTGTAAACTTATCTGCAATTTCAGCAAGTTGCTCAACTGGAACAAGTTTAAACGGATCTCTGAAATACTTAAGTCTTTGACCTTGCGTTATTGCAGTTTTAGTAAGCCATTTATAAGCTATTGATTCTGTGATTCTACTACAAATAGGCGAAATTGTTCTATTGTAATAATTAAGCATTGTCTTCTCATCAGCAGTTCCATCGAAGATGGTTTTAGCCATACCAAGTTGACTAAATAACTGTTCCATAAGATCTTTTGCCTGATTCCACAGATTATTCTCAACAGCTCTATTAAGCTGAATTACTCGCTCTGTTCCATCAATATATGCAATACCATATTGAGAACCTGTAAGCTGAGCCTCAATCTCATGCCTTCTTTCTTCGGCCATATTCTTTCTTGCTTGTCCTTTTATAGAATAAGGAACCTGAATGATCAAATCCATCTTTCCAGCGGAATTCTGTTCATTCAATCTATCTATCTGATTAAGGACTCTGATAAGCCTTTGCAGAATAGAATTGGGTTCGTTCATTATTGCATAGAAAGGATTTTCAATAATCGGAACTACTCTTTTAGGTAAATTTAACTGTTCATGATTTCCAGTCCACTCATTATAGACGTCAACAGTAACATCCTGCGGACCCCATCTAACTACTCTTCCAACTCTACAATTGTAGATATCGTATGTGTCAGTAGTCAATGGACTTTCTGAAGTATCGACAGGAATTATGGCAGCACTTCCTTCATCAATCATCGTTAAGACCAAATCTTGAACGAACTGTCTTCCAGTCTGATCAATATTTGCGTTGATTTTGAAAATTCTGTTAAGTCCATCATCGATGTCATCTGTGTAGTTTTCCTCTTTATCAACTCTAACATGACGGAAGTCAATCGAAGCGACATCCACTGCAATTTGGTTATAAATTGTACTTACTACTGATTTATCATTTCCTCTAGAAAGTCTGGTCCTATCGGGACGGCTGTTAAAACCCCCATAATAGTGATACTTATTAACAGTTAGGTCTCTACCAAGAAAAGCATTCCACGAATTCTTTATTCGTTCTGCAAATGTTGGCATTATGAGACCTCCTTATTTCTTATATTTTTCACCTGTAGATTTATAGCTATTAAATAATATTGTATCGGCTGCTGATGAATATTTTTCACCAGTGGATTTATAGCTATTTGATAATATTGTATCTGCCATTGATGAAGTATAAACTTTTGAACCTGATCCAGATGATGTATAATAATTCGAACCTGAGGAAGAATACTGTTTTTGCTTTTCTGTTTGTTTAAAACCGCCACTATATTCGTTCTTACCAGAAGCCCAATCATTAAATGCATCTCCAACTACTTGCTTTGCTGTTTCTGTTGCTTTTTTACTCCATTCATTAGCCGCCTTATTATTTTTCATATTATTTGAGTTTGCTTTATTAGAAGTTGCTTTATTGGATGTAGATGTTGTTTTGCTGGAAGGCATATCATACCACTGTATTTTTGGTTCTTCTTTTGGTTTATTGGGCTTAACTTCGTCCCATTTTCCTTCTGCAACTGCTCTATTATAATCAGCTTTTGCTCTATTGGTTTCTGCTTGAGCTCTCCAGTTTTCAGCCTGTCCTTTTGCGTTCTCAGCTTGGGCTTTGTTATACTCAGCCTGAGCCTTCCAGTTCTTTGCTTGCTGATATGTAGAATACATCATCATACCACTGCTGAGTATTTTTGCAGCCTGTTCAGTATACTTTAATCCCTGTTCTATTCTTCTGCGTCCTTCTTCAGATTTCTTTTCTTCATACAACGAGCGAAGTTCATTATCTTTCTGAATCTGCTTTATAAGCTCAGTAGTTTCTCCAGAATACAACTTTCTGGAATACTTTGTAAATTTTTTAGAAGCCTTACGATAATCATGGTCGCCTCTTGCTCCCATAATTTTATCGTGCAACTTCATTGCTTTTCTTACTCTTTTTTTACCTAAGGCAGTAAGCGTTCCATTAGGATTCTGGTAACGTCTTATGCCCCATTTCTGGCCTTTTACACCATGATGTGATAAATAAGGAGATTCAATATAGAAAACATTACTCATTTTGAATTTTCCTCCTTATAAAATTGATTTAGAATTTACATACCCCTCAACCATTGTTGCTCTGGTTTTTATTTTAAGCCAGCCCTTAGAGTACAATGAGCTGTCAAGAATATCTACCTTTTCTCCTGCCATTAAAGCGCCAATAAAAGAAGACTGTTCTGAAGGTTCAATCCTTATAATGACATTCTGCAATGCGGTACCTTCTTTCCTCTCATTAACTTTAATATTTGGCATAAAAACAGGTTCAGGAGTTTCTGTTTTCACTAATCTTCTTTTTCGTTCTGCCATGATTATGCTCCTTTTTTATTATACTTAGCAAAATATTTTGAAACGCCTATATCTTTATAATGTCCTGCTACCGATCGAGCATATGCTACTTCTGCTTTTGAAAGTTTATCTAAATACCCATTCATTTTGTTTTTTAACAATTCTTTATACTTTTTATCTTTAGTATTTTCATAACGTATAAAAAAACGTCTAACTTCTGCAGCAATTTGTCTTTTTCTCGATGGACTAACGCTTTTCTTTGCATCTGCTTCGCCTTTATTTTGGCCTTTAATAAGCTTTTGTGCTTTAAAATCTGCTCCGACTTCTGCACCAAGATCTGCTGCTGTCTTTTTTCTGACATGCGGAACTGATTTTACTTGTGGTCCTTTTTTATTTCTCCACTTCATTCCTTTAATGCCGTAATGGAGAATATCTTCACTTTTTGGAGTTGCGTACCAATTCATCACGGTTACCTCCTTGTGTACTTATTTATTGTCTTCAACATTCTATTTACTCTAACTTTCCTAGCAGTAGAGCCACCACGTAATGTACTAGCATCTTTGGCTAATGCTCTTCCTAACTCGGCAGCATTATTAGTCTGCTGTGACTTTACTTGCTTTGTTTTCTTAGAAGAAGATGACGATTTCTTTTTATTAGTTGTTTTTGTCTTAGTTTTTGACGAGCTGGTCTTCTCACTAGGTAATGCTTCTGATTGATACCGCTTATCATTTCCAAGGACTCTATTAGTAATATTATGCTTGGTGTTTATAGTATCTTGAGCACCTTTTGCTTTCTTAACAGCGTTCATTACATACTTTTTATACTGAGCAGCGTTAAGCCCAACATTATGCTTTTGTAACCATGCTGCAAGAATTTTAGGAGATGTATTTTTTATACTCTTATAGTATTCTATTGCTTGACCGTATTTCATACTTCCCAAAGATTTATGAGAAGATGTTAATTGCCGGTTTATAGCTTCTGGAATTTTGATTTTTGATCCATTTTTCTTTTTTCTTCCAGACTTACCTTTTATACCATAATGGAGAATATCTTCATCTTTTGGGAGTATTAGCCATTCCATAAGTATCCTCCTTATTCAAAGTTATCTTTATTTAGTTTATATGCCACGTATGCATCCATCATGGCAGCGACATTATCGATCTTCTGATCCTGTCTAATTTTATACAGTTTTCGGTTTCCATTAGTGTCCTCGAGTACGATGCAATTGCCCATTGTAAAGGTCATAAGTGCTTCATCAAACAACAAAAGTCTATCTTCTGCCATTTTCTTCAATTCGCCAAGAGGAACCGATTCTGTCTTAGATCCCTGGATTACTTTCTCAACTCCATATGGACCATTTTCGGTAATCCATCTTTCAACGAAGTCCTTTGCATTATATGGATCATATCCAAATGCTCTAACATCGTATCCTTTGGTTATTATATGCTGATCGAGATCTTCGTATACTTGCACCATATCGAGAACGGTGCCTGGCATAATCATAAGACTTCCTTCTTGAATAAACTGGTCATACTTTATTCTCATAGAATAGTTTAGATTATCCAGCGTTCGCTCTGTAATGTACGAGCGAGTCTTAACACCAAATTCTCCTCGTTGAAGCGGGAATAAAAATGTAAATGCACAGAAGTCATCGCCTCGTGAGAGGTCTGCTCCGAGTGCACATGGCATATCCCAAAAATCTCTTAATCGCTTATGAGGTAATGTCTCTTCATATGTAAAGAAATATGTATAACCTTCCATTGGAATGTTAAATCTCTTTGCAACAATATCATTCCTAGCTGCCGGATTGTGTTCAGCTCTTTCTACATCTTGCAAATATGTTTCAAATGAAACTGTTTTACCAAGATTAGGATTTGCTTTAATCCAAATTGTAGGATCTGATTTGCCAAGTTCTATTTCTTTAATGTCATCAAGACCATACCACCATATAGAAATATGGGGAGCAGCATATTCTCCTTTAAGAATCTTATTCAACTCGATCTTAATGTCATCGCCTGCTCCGCCTCTTACAGTTCCTTCAGAACTTGTGGCTATTATCCAAAAATCATCTAATTTTGAAGCTCCCTGCTCTAATGCACTTATAGGATCTTCACGTGTATCTCCAGAAAGCCACTCATCTACCGTTGAATATTTGTTTCGCAGTCCTTGGAGCTTATCTATGCTCATTGGTCTGATCTCAAGTAAGGAATTTGTTAAGAAATTCTCTATACCTTTCTTAGTAGATGCCAATTTCTGCCGGTTAGCCTTAGAGCCGGTAGTGTTCTGAAGAGAACCCTCTGTCATAAACTTAAATACCGGCCCCTTGGCTCTGGCTATTGCGGTCCTGAAAGGAGACAGGACTTCTTCTGCTTGTTTCATAGTTGGAGCTGTTGTAACTCCATGAGTAGAAGATGGATCTATAACTAAACCATAAGCTTGATTACATAAATCATACATGGTTTTAGCAGCGCCTCTTGGAATTATGAGATACTGCTTTTGAGTAAGTCTTTTCTTTACTCTTCTTTTTACATAGTGACCTCTTCCATCCGGACCTTGCTCATAAACATTCTTGTCAGCAAAATAATACCAGCCATAAAGCTCTTCTGCCCAAAGTTTAAAAGTATCTAAAAGATGGAGATCACTGCCATCGGTTAATGTAAGTTCAGATTCACAGAAATCTATCCAGCCATTTATTGATTCATCATCATAATAAAAACGAGGGTCATCAATTAGGCGGTCAATTCTATTCATCTCTAATGAAATTTTCTCGTTTACTGGGATTCGCCCTGCTATTACGGCGTCCCGAAATTGTCCGTAGTATATCGGGACTGCTGTGTTTGATAGCATTCTTAATCCTCCTTATTTACCTCAAAAATATCCGCAGGTTCAGCCTGCTCTCTTATACGCCAAAGATCTTCTTGGATCTGCTTCTGGTAATAATCAAGAACTGAGCCCGTCGGCGGGTCAAATACGAGTCGAACTTTAAGATACACAAACTCTTTACACAACTCATATAGTTCTATATGGTCATTCGTTATGAAGTCTTCCCATGTTTCAGTTCCATCTTTTATTGAGAAACCTTTTGGATCTCCAACACCATTTTGGGTAAGAACATTAAGGGCGCCATTAATAAACATGAGAAGATTTTCATCAAAGGCATCCATACTTTCTGCTCCAAGGAGTTTCTTTATGGAATCTAAGATTGTTATTGATTCGTCTGCCATAAATATCACCTCCAAGGACAAGTATCGAAAGCCACCCGTTCAACAGGGGGCAAACACAATAGGGACGAATCCCCATAGTGTATGGCATTATGTGTCTTGTGTGAAACACATACCAAATTGTCGAGATCAAATATAACTGGATCTCTGTTCATTAATTCTTCAATTGTGATCGGATTGATGTGGTGAATCAGGATTCTCCCATGTATAGGATAGTCATCATGCCCCATATCACAGCCTTCATCACGTAATATCACTCTCTTTTTTGTTTCCAACCATTGTGGATCACTACTATAAAACTTTTGATTGTAATATCTATGGCCATTGAAGGTAAGCTCGCCAACTGAGCCCCCGAGTTTCAGATACTCGTATCTATCGACGTAATTCGGGATTTGGATCAGTTCACTGTAGGACTTACTCATCTTCGCCATCGTAGTATTCCTCCTGAAATGTATTACCTTGATAGGTTTTAATTGCACCAATAGCTTTGGCATACAATTCTTCTGTTCTTTCCTGAGACTTCATGTTTTCAATCTTTGCCATTGCCAAATCTGTCTCAGCTCTTAGTTTTTCTTTCTCAACTTCGGCTCTGGCAGTTCCTAACTTGAGATAATGCACAATTATTGAGTTAGAAGCTGTGCCATCGCGCAATTTTCTTTCAGCCAGATTCATTGCTAGATTGATCATCTGCTGTTCTCTAGCTTCTGGAGTCTCAGCAGGAGCTTGCCTACGAGAATTTCCTGATGCTTTTGGCATAGTTTCTCACTCCTTTCTTTTAGAATGTGCTGACAAAATATCAGTTTAATAATTGTTTAGTAAGCTTATACATGACTTTATAGGTGTTTTTTAGCTGTGTGAAACAGTATGTAGAGATGAAAAAGGTTAGGTAGCTAAAAATTTTACAACTATAAAGCCATGTATAAACTTACTCCGGAGATTTCCCAGAATGAAAATATCAATCATCCCCCCGGGGAATTCTCAAAG